TGGAGAGAATGTTACACCAGATCCTCCATAAACCTTTTGAACAATTTTATTTAATTTTTCTTCTAAAGAATCTTCAATATCATAAATTTGGTTAATTGGTTTGTCATTTTCTGCAAGTTTTACAACTTCATTAGCAAGATCAACTGCTCCTTCTCCACCTTTTGCCCAAACATCTGAAAGAACTACATTAACACCTAATTCCTTACATTTAGTTTCAATTAATTGAATTTCTGCATCAGTATCCAATGGGAATTTGTTAATTGCAACGACACAAGGAATACCAAATAGATTTTGCATATTTTCAACATGTTTTAGTAAGTTTGGAAGTCCTTTTTCCAAAGCAACCAAATCTTCATTTCCTAATTCTGTCTTAGCAAGTCCACCATGCATCTTTAAAGCTCTTACAGTAGCAACAACTACAACTGCATTAGGATTTAAACCTGCAAATCTACATTTAATATCTAAGAACTTTTCAGCTCCCAAGTCAGCTCCAAAACCTGCTTCAGTAACAACGTAATCTGAATATTTTAAAGCTAATTTTGTAGCGATTATACTATTACAACCATGAGCTATATTAGCAAAAGGTCCTCCATGAATAAATGCAGGAGTATGTTCTAATGTTTGAACAAGATTTGGTTTGATAGCATCCTTTAATAATGCTGCCATAGCCCCTTGAGCATTCAAATCTTTTGCAGTTACTGGTTCACCCTTTCTATTGTAAGCAACAATGATTTTTCCTAGTTTTTCCTTTAAATCTTTTAAATCATTTGATAGACATAAAATAGCCATTACTTCAGATGCAACTACTATTTCAAATCCATCCTCTCTTGGAACACCATTCGCTTTTCCATTTAATCCATCAACAATAAAACGAAGTTGTCTATCATTCATATCAACAACTCTTTTTAAAGTAATAGTTCTAGAATCGATATCTAACTCATTTCCGTGATTAATATGATTATCTAACATTGCAGCAAGTAAGTTATTTGCAGCACCAATAGCATTAAAATCTCCTGTAAAATGCAAATTTATATCTTCCATAGGAACTACTTGAGCATATCCACCACCTGCAGCTCCACCTTTAACTCCAAAAACTGGTCCTAAAGAAGGTTCTCTCAGTGCAAGAGATGTTCTTTTTCCTATTTTATTTAATCCATCACCAAGTCCAACAACAGTCGTAGTTTTACCTTCTCCTGCAGGAGTTGGAGTTATAGCAGTTACTAAAATTAACTTTCCATTTGGTCTTTCGTTATAATCTTTCAATTCATGAATATTTATGAATGTCTTGTATACACAAGACCATAATGGGACAAAGTCCCACACCCTATTTAATTCATGAATATTTACGAATATTCATTATTCTGCATATCTTCGTATATACATACGAATAAAATGGGACTTTGTCCCAAACCCTGTTCACTTTATGAATATTTATGGACATCTTGTATACACAAGAGTAAATGGGACTTTGTCCCAGACCCTATTAAAGGCATGAATATTTATGCAGCTTTATGAGACTTCTTATTACGAAAATGAATGGAGAAAACAAGATGTATGAAAACAACACTCTCAAAAGACTCAAGAGACCAGTTGGCTAAACTTTTAGACAAGCGTATTCGATTAACGGGTACGATTGTAGACATACACGGCCACAAACGCCGCAAGGTTGTCCAATATCAGGTGACCTTGAAAGATGTGCACATTGACCAAATTCCTGAACCGATTGACCATTTGAATATTTTTCTTTCAAAAGATTCAATGCCTGCTTCAGTCAAAAAGTTATTTGGTAAGAAGCAATACGATTTACTGACATGCACTGCGAAAGTATGTAAATACCGTCGCCGGACAGATGAAAGTGGTTTCCGAACAACCGCTTATGGGGTAAAAGAATTGAAGAAAATTGAATTAAGAACTACGAATGGAGAATCAACAAATGCACTATCACGTACTAAAAAATCTTGACATTAATTTCCGGATGTCACGTGATTACGTTTTATACGATGAATACGGTAATGAATTAGAACGTCAACACATCTTGCCATACTGCCAAATCACTATGGACGAATCAGATGTGGAAGACATGTTAGAAAACGCAAACGCTGTTGCAGATAAAGTAACAGTATATTTGAAACATACAACAACCACACACCCAATTGAAAATATCAATGATATTTCAGGGGCAAGACAAATCATTCAAAATGCTGTAGCAACTCTGATTGATAACTACACAGACCAATCATTTCATGATGAACACATTAAAGTAATGTCACCAAATGTTAGTCGTTTTGAATATTTTGAAACAACAGCGACAGAAGAAACACGTGTTTTTCTCATGTTTAAACATAACCTCTTATCTTCTGAAGTGTTGATGCCTGCTCGTCCGGGTGCTGTTGTAAACGAATATGAGGTCATCACTAAATGAACGAATTAATCAGTTCTTTAAAAGAGTTACGTGATGAGTCATCTAAAAAGGCAAAAACTGAAATTATTCAGAAATATCAGACAAACCCTTTATTTATGGATGTTCTATACTTTTTATATAATCCATTTATTGTCACTGGTTTGTCTACCAAAAAGATGTCTCGTGACGTGACACCCAATAGACAAATCACTGACCTAAAAGAATTGCTTGATTATCTAATTGACAATAACACAGGTTCAGATGAGGTCTTAAGTGTTGTGCAAGGTTATTTAAGCACACATGATGATGAAGCAAAAGAGATATTATCACAACTGGTGTCAAAAACACTAGTTTTAGGTGTGTCTGCAAAAAGTATCAATACGGCCATTAAGGATAACTTGATTCCTGTATTTGAGGTGCAGCTGGCATTTCCTTATGATAAAGCGATTACAGCAACATCAACCACTCGTCAAATTGACCGCTACGGTGATGACGATTTGTTCTATGTAACACAAAAACTTGATGGTTTCCGTGGTATCATTACTTACGAAAACGAAAAAGTCACAGTTTTCAGTCGAAAGGGACAACGTATTGAAGGTCTGGATGACCTTTGTTCTTCTGTAAAAGAGTTTGTCCAAATCAATGACTTAGATGTAAAACACCCCCAAGGATTAGTTTTTGATGGTGAATTATTACTAGATAAAGATTTAGCGTCAGATGTATTATTCCGTGAAACATCTAAAGTGTTGCGTAAAGACGGGGAAAAGAAAAATATACGATATCATTTATTTGATATTGTACCATTGCAAGAGTTTTATTACTCTGATATGTCAACCAACACCTATACCGAGCGTAGACAAGTGTTGGATACATTACAATCAACTCAATGGGTTGAAGTGGTACCTGTTTTAGCTATTGTCACAAAAGACAAAATTGCTGAATGGTCTAATCATGCGACTGAGCATGGTTGGGAAGGTGTCATGTTAAACTACGCTGAAGGGTACTATCGTACCAAACGTTCAACAGAATTGTTGAAGGTTAAAAAAATGCATACAGCAGATTTAGAAATTGTTGGTTTTAATCAAGCCATCGATGGTAAATTTGCTGGTGTGTTACAATCTATCAATGTTAAACTGGACGATGACAACATTGTCCAAGTCGGTAGCGGACTGACAGAAGAACTCCGCAAAGAAATTTGGGAAAATCAAGATAAATATATCGGGTGTATTATCGAAATTCAATATTTTGAACAAAGTCAAGACCGTTTTGGGAACAAATCATTAAGGTTCCCTGTGTTCAAAGATTTCAGGTTCGATAAGTCAACCGAAGATGTAAATGTAGAGTAGCATCGTTGAAGATTCGTCTTCAACCATATTAAATTGAAACCACCAAAACCGAAAATTGATAAAAAGCCTCAATAAGAGGTAATCAATCTGAAAACAAAGGTGAAATAATTATGAAAACAATTTTTAAGATTCTTAAGTGGGTATTTACAGCAATCATTACTGTTGTACTCCTTGTTACTGGTGTATTTTTCGTCCTAGCAATTCCATTCGGAATCATGATGGGACTTGCAGCAACAGACGGTTTGAGCGATGGCATGAACCGGACATTTAAGAATCATCGCTAAGAGTATGGGGATTTTCCTCATACTCTTTTTTAGGAACTCTTTGACAGGGTTTGTTTTTTTTCCGGGAGTACCCGAAATTTTATGACAGGAGTTAATAGTGCATGTTGCAATTATTTGGAGCATTTTTCATTATTGTTGGTATGGTTGCATATCAATTAAAAGATGAATTATCAACAGAAGCAGTCTTGCCATTTTCAATGGTCTTTACATTAATGGGACTAGCTTTACTCATGTACAGACCGTTATAAAGGAGAAACTATGGACATACTAAATCCAACACTTCATGCAACAACAGCAACAGTTGTCTTGTTTGCATATTTCGCTGTATATGCTCACACCACTGTCATATCAGCTGAACAGATACCACACGGTCGTTTCATGACTTTTATTGTACTGGTTATCACATTACCATCATTAATTTATGGAATTCATGCCTTGGTGACACATCCAGCGCAAGAACTTACACCAAAGGTTGTAAAAACATATACTTTAAACGATGTGGATATTTCTAAGAAATCTTCTGTTTCTTTTGATATCACTGAAGAAAACCTTGGCGTATGGAAACACACACAGGGTCGTTTAAATTTGGCGACACAAGCCTATAAAGGTGGTACGATTATTGATAATAAGACTCAAAAATCTTATAAAATTGATGAAGTACGTGAATCTAAATCGGTAAAAGAACCTGTTTTTCAAATCATTGAAAAGAAAACAGTATATCATCATCCACACATGAAAGACAATATTGAAACAACCATTGTTCTTGTAATACCAACAGAACTGGGAGAAATCAAGTAATGAAATCAGCTATGTTAATATTAGGTATCGTTATCATCATTGTAGGTATTGGTACAGCTATTTACCAATCATCAGACCGCCACAGATATCATATACGTATGTATGGAGATGACATCATTGATGGCTACGCTATTATTGTCATTGGGATTATTTTTTTACTCCTACATCCATTTGCTGATAACATGTTTCCAGAAACAGAAACTGTTGGCCCTAAAGTTGTACAGACTTATAAAATGACAGATGTTGACATCGTCAAAAACAACACGACAGAATTTGAGTTGACTCAATACAACGCTTTAGTTGTGAGTCATACAAAAGGTCTTATCAAGACAGCAACAGACGCCTATAAAGGTGGTAAAATTATACTTCATGACGATAAAGAAACAGAATACGAAATTGAAGAGGTTCGTGAAAGTTCAACAGTCACAGAACCCACGTTTAAGTTAATCGAAACTAGAACTAAATATAAAAACAGTGACATCAAAGATGATGTTCACATAAAAGTGGTACTGGTGTTACCCCAAAAGGCTGAGGAGACAAACTAGTCTCCTCAAGTCATTAAAGTTGACAAACCGTAAAAGTGATGTTATAATGATGATAGCATCGAATCAGATGAAAGGACATAAGCAGGAAACTGCAGGTTAATATATGGAAAACACTCAAACAAAAGTCAAAGTACCTTACAACACATTAGAATATGGAGATGTTGTTCAAATTCGGGCCCCATTTGAAGAAAACATGCCTGAATATTACAATGGATATTCTGTATATGATGTGCGTGGTTATAAGGTACGTGATTCTATGGGTATGACTTATAAGTTCAGACCTGTAATGGTTATTTCTGTAACTGAAGATGAATTAACCTATATTCCATTAACATCGTCATATGGCGGTGAACATGATGATTTTTATCAATATCAATTGAAAGATAACTCAATGACACCTCAATACAGTGACAAACCAATCACAACGTATGCTGAAACTGGTAATGTCCGAGTTATTCCAATTCGAGCTGATGCAAACGTCACATACTGTGGTGCAATGACCCACGAGGACAAAACGGAAATCACAAAGATGTTAAACAGACATGCTTTTAATGTGATTGACGGATTAGATGAACACAAGTTCATGTCAGAGCAACAAAAAGAAGTGCTTGAAAACCGTTTAGAGGCTACAGGTTATGAACAAACACTTGTACCAAATGGAATCAAATACACTCAAGAAAATCGTACATTTACGATTTATGACTCTGGCGTTGTCTATTATCATTTTGAGTTACCTTTAGAAACAATTATCCGACGAACAGAAGTCAGAGACAATATTACTATCGTTCGACCAGAAGTTGTTTATGAAGATACCTCATTTGAACAAAAATTACAAGAATTAAATGGGAGTCCAAATTATGAGCAAACCGCAAGCAGTTAACAATGTAACCTACTCTTTAGAGTCTTTTGAGATTGATTATCTTCAAGAAACCGAAGAAAATGGTTACGAACTGGTTCATATTACAGAAGCTGGAGAAACAAAGAAACCTTTTGAGCCAAAACAATATGAATCAGAAGAAGAAGCAATGCTTGATTTAGTGGGTGAAGTGATTCCCGAATCATTTGTACCACATATTGAAAAAATGTATGGACGTAAAGCGACTTGGGACGCTATTAACAATGTCATCTTCATTGGTAATCCAAATGGATATTATGACGGTCGAGTAAACAAGTATCGCAATGCTCGTGATATGGGTATGGAAGCTGTTGACCATTATGAGTTGTCATTGGTTTATGCTGTACAACAAACAATTAAATGTATTAGAGCTATGGTGAGTAACTAGTTTCTGACTAGTTGCTTTTTCATCACCAAAGCACTTTACAAAACATTATTTATGATGTATAATAGAATTATGCAAATAAATTCTACGAAAGGGATACATGTTAAAAGATTTAGACAACGTAACATATTTTCGATTGAACAATGAAATCAATCGACCAATTAATGGGGTTATTCCTCTTCAAAAAGACCAAGATGCTCTTGAAGCATTCATGAAAGAAAATGTTGAACCACATTATGTAAAGTTTGACACATTCAAAGACCGTATTGATTATCTAATCGAACATGATTATATCGATACGACTATGTTGGATAAATATTCATTTGAATTCATGGAAAATCTTCATAAATGGCTATATGAACAGAATTTCAAATTTGGCTCCTTTATGGCAGCCTATAAGTTCTATCAACAATACGCCTTGAAGACTGATGATTTGAATTATTATTTGGAAAACATTGAAGACCGTATTTGGAACAATGCCTTGTACTTTGGTAATGGTGATGAAACACTTGCACAGCACTTAGCTGAAGAAATGATTACTCAACGTTATCAACCAGCAACACCATCATTTCTGTCAGCTGGACGTGCTCGTGCTGGGGGACTCATTTCATGTTTCCTTTTAGACATCACAGATGATATGAACAGTATTGGACGTGGAATCAACTCCGCCTTACAGTTATCAAAACTTGGTGGTGGTGTTGGCCTTAGTCTTTCAAACTTACGTGAAGCTGGTGCTCCTATTAAGGGTGTACAAAATGCTGCATCAGGCGTTATCCCCGTTATGAAATTGTTGGAAGACAGTTTCTCGTATGCTAACCAATTAGGACAACGTCAAGGTGCCGGAGCCGTTTATCTCAGTGTCCACCACCCAGACATCATGGCCTTTTTATCAACCAAAAAAGAAAATGCTGATGAAAAGATTCGTGTGAAGACTTTATCATTGGGACTTGTTGTAACTGACAAATTCTATGAAATGGCTCGTAAAAATGAAAAACTCTATCAATTCAGCCCAATTGATGTTGAACGTGAATATGGAAAACCATTTTCATACGTAGACATTACTGCTGAATATGATAACATGGTGGCTAACCCACGTATCAAGAAGACTTATGTTCAGGCTCGTGTATTAGAAGAAGAAATTTCTAAACTGCAACAAGAGTCAGGATACCCATATGTTATGAATGTGGATATTGTCAATCGTGCAAATCCGGGCAATGGTCGTGTCATCATGAGTAACTTGTGTTCTGAAATTCTTCAATCACAAGTGCCAAGTAAAATCAATAATAATCAAGATTTTGAAGTTATGGGACAAGACATCTCATGTAACCTTGGTTCATTGAACATGGTGTCACTTATGGACACACCAAACATGGAACAAACCATTGAGACGGCATACAGAGCTCTTGTATATGTTTCTGACAGCTCAAATGTTGATGTGGTACCAACCGTCAAACATGGTAATGATTTGAACCATACAACAGCTTTAGGACTTATGGGACTTCACAGTTACTTCGCAGTAAACCATGTTGAATATGGTAGTCCTGAAAGTTTGGAAATTACCAATTTGATTTTCCTTTTGATGAACTATTACACATTGAAAGCATCAAATCAAATTGCTCGTGAACGTCAACAAGCTTTTGAAGATTTTGAGTTTTCTAAGTATGCTGATGGCACTTATTTTGAAAAATATTTGACAACTGATTACCAACCAAAATTGGACAAAGTTAAAGAACTTTTCAAAAATATTGCAATTCCAACACAAGACGATTGGGCGCAATTGAAAGATGATATTCAACGATATGGTCTATATTCTAAGTACCGTATGGCCGTAGCGCCAACAGGTTCTATTTCTTACGTTAATGGTGTATCCGCATCTATTCACCCGATTATCAATCGTATTGAAGAGCGTCAAGAAAAGAAAATTGGTAAAATTTACTACCCAGCTCATGGTTTGTCGACAGACACGATTCCATATTATACATCAGCTTATGATATGGACATGCGTAAGGTAATCGACGTTTATGCTGCAGCAACAGAACACGTTGACCAAGGTTTATCATTGACCTTGTTTGTCCGTAGTGAAATTCCTGAAGGTATGTACGAATGGAAACGTCCGGGTGAGACCAAACAAACCACTCGTGACTTATCTATTTTGCGTAACTATGCCTATAATAAAGGGATTAAGACCATTTATTATGTTCGTACCTTTACGGACGATGGCGACTCTATTGGCGCAAATGAATGTGAAAGCTGTAGTATTTAAAGTTTGGCGGATTCATTTCCGCCAAGGTTTTTAAGGAAAAGGATGAAATTATGACATTTAATGTTGTTAAACGCAATGGGGATATTGTTTCATACAACCCTGATAAGATTTTCCAAGCAATTTCAAAAGCTTACAAGGAAGTATATCCGATGACAGATGAGGCTTCAAAGAAGATTTCTGAAATTGTGACTAAGGTGAGTTATGATTTACGTGATTTAGATTCACCACATGTACCAATCAGTGTTATTCAATCATTGATTGAAAATCGTCTTTTGGACTATGGTCTATTTCATGTAGCAGAACATTACATTGAATATCGTATCCAACGTGACATTGAACGATATGGTTATGGAGACCATATTGACGTAAAATTAACATTTAAGCAGGTATAAAATGACTTATAAAGCCATAAACTGGAACAAAATTGAAGACGTCTTTGACAAAGCCACATGGGAAAAACTAACAGAACAATTCTGGTTAGATACTCGTATTCCAATTTCAAACGACTTAGACGATTGGCGTAAACTCAACACTCAAGAAAAAGACTTAGTTGCAAAAGTATTTGGCGGTCTAACACTGTTAGACACCTTACAATCAGAAGTAGGTGTTGAAAGCTTAGTCCCACACGCAAGAACACAACATGAGGTTAGTGTATATAGAAATATCAGTTTCGTAGAAGCTGTTCATGCAAAATCCTACTCATCTATTTTCTCAACGCTGTTGACACCAAAAGAAATTGAAGATGTGTTTGAATGGACATATACACACCCAGCGCTTCAGAAAAAAGCTCAAATCGTTGAAGATATTTACAAAAATGGAACTTCACTTGAGCGTAAAATTGCATCGGTATTTCTTGAAAGTTTCCTCTTCTATTCTGGATTCTTTACACCATTGTATTATTTAGGTAATAACAAATTACCAAACGTTGCGGAAGTTATTAAGCTAATCATTCGTGATGAATGTCTAACAGCTGACCACTTCTTGTTGACACCAACGGGTTGGAAATCAGTAAGTGAAATTCGTATTGGTGATGTGGTTGCACAATTTGATAAAGACACAAAAGAGTTATCTTTTACAAAAGTTCAACATACTTCAACACATATCCCAGAACACACATATGTGTTGAAGACTGAGCAGAACCATTTATCAGTACATTGTTCACCAAACCATCGAATTTTAGGTTACTACAATGAAAACCCCGTTGTGCAAACAGCACAAGAGTTTAAAAAAGGTAATAAACATATTCCAAATACAGGTGACTTCGTAGGTGTTGATTGTGAACCATTAACAGCTCAAGAACGATTCCTAATCGCATTACACGCTGATGGAACATATAGTAGAGCATTGAACAAATCTGGAAAAATCACACGAAATGGTGAGAAGACAGGTACAATTCCTGTACGATTTTCATTGAGTAAACAACGAAAAATTGAAGAATTCGAAACGTTGTTATCTGAATTGAATTACAAATATTCAAAAGTGGAAGACACTGTTGAAATTGAAAATCGAGCAACACGTTACCATTATACCGTACAAATGCCCGTTGAGTTAGCACCAGCTGACCGTGTCAAAATATTACCAACTCGTGATTTTGACACAGTTGATAAACAATGGTGTCAAGATTATATTGATGAAATCGCCAAGTGGGACGGACATATTGTCAAAGAAAACCCTGCCCGAATCACATATGGTACAGTTGATAGTGATGCAGCTAAACTAGTGCAGACTATAGCTACATTAGCAGGGTATCGGGCTCATTACATTGTTCGTAAAGACGACCGCAAAGAATCTTATCAAGATATTCATCGAGTACAAATCAACACAAATCGACAATCAACAAACACACAGTGTTTGTTGATTGTTGAAGAAGCACCTGCTCAGCAGGTATATGGTGTCCAAGTGCCCGCAGGGTTCTTATTGACCAAACATAATAACGCGGTATCAGTGACTGGAAATAGTGTTCATGGGACTTATATCGGCTATAAAGGCCAATTAGAGTTCAATGAATTAGCAGAATCCGAACAAAACCGAATTCGTGACTGGGCTTATGACCTGTTAATGACATTATATGAAAATGAGTTGGAATACACTCACGATTTATATGATGAAATTGGTTGGACTGATGAAGTTATCACATTTTTAGAATACAATGCTAATAAGGCTCTTATGAACCTTGGTTTTGACCCATTGTTCCCAACAGACGCCTCAGATGTAAACCCAATCATTATGAATGGTATTTCTACAGGCACATCGAACCATGACTTCTTCTCACAAGTTGGTAATGGTTATCTCTTAGGTCAAGTAGAACCAACTGAAGACGATGACTACCTTATGGGCTTAGATTAAGACTTGTCTATGACAAGTCTTTTCTTATACTGAGGTCACAAACTTGTCAACACTCACAGATTATGTTATAATAGAAATATAACAGAAATGGAGAAAAAGCAATGCTACAGGACAACAAGGACTTATCAGAATTATTACTTTTACAACGCATCATCAAAGTTGAGAATAGTAAATTATACTTAGAAAACGGCACAACCTTAACTTTCAAATCAAAAGAAGATGACCGTGCTTATGCTGATGGTTATTGGCTTACTCCTGATAATTTTGAAGGACTCATTACATCAGTTAAATATGAACACAAGTATGATTGGAACCGTAATAATTCGGAAGTGACCATCACTTTGTATCATAACCAAAATGAATTGGCTCAAGCTGAAGCTTACGCACAAACCGATAATCCGGGATATTATTACTCAGTTGTTGAGGTATCTGTTGAGTCAGTTAATGGTGAAAAAGTTTTCACTTTGTTAGATTGTGATGACGGCAACGACCTTACTGAAGCTGATGACGTAACCAACACCTATGTGGAAAAGTATTACATGCTTGATGATGACACATTAAACTCATTAAATGATGAGCTACAGGCCGTGAAATAGTCTTGACAAAAAGATGAAGATATGGTATAATAGACTTACTAAATTAAAGGTAGGTCTATTTTTCATGTCATATGATATTAAAGTAAAATTCCCAAAAATTGAAGAAGACACACAAGATAAAGTCAATGTCCAAACTCGTGAAGAGCAATACTATGACCAAGAATATGATGAGGTTTTAGATTTATATTCACGATATGAACGTGAAGGTTATAAAGTGTCTGCAACCTTTAAAACTGAAGGTGACGTAGATTATCGTGTTATTGCTGATACTTTAGAGAAATCAGACGTAGCTTATACAGCTTCTTTAAAATTCCAAAACAATAGCAATCGTGGTATGTATGATGATGTTCAACAAATAGCATCTATCACATTTCAACAAGGTTTTGACTTTGATGTTGCTGCTGTTTTGAAAATCAATGAAGAATCCACTGTTGATTTCGACCACGAAAACACATGGTTCTCAGAAGATGCTGTTTATCAGGTGAAACCTAAAGCTAAAAGTAAAGACTTGACTGAACTGTTACCATTATATGAACGACTTATCGAAGCTGGATATGATGTTGTCTTTGATATTAAACCAAAATCAGGTATCACAGCTGATGACTTTGCTGTTCGTTTAGCAGCATATCCTGCTGGTACTGAATTGACATTCAAATTGAAAGACGCAGAATTTTAAGGGGGTGCCATGTCTTTTTGGAAAAAATGGTTTGAGGCTGAACCTCAAGCTCAAGTAACCCCATACTCTACATTTGATGAGTATGTGAAAGATGAACCAATTTCAATTTATTTCAACCGTGAAAACATTGCACAATTACCAAAAACTGTTGAATTTCACGAAACAGACAAAGGTTTCCGTTATGAAATTTCTTATAACAAAAAAGAGTTAGATGAAATTTTAACAGCTTATGGTGTAGAACAAATCAAACTAACAAAGATTTTCAATGGTATTGATATCAATGTTTACGCTGGACGAGTTCCTGTAACACAAGAACTTTACAACAAATTACCAATTACTGTTAATTTTGAAGGTCTTGACTCAGAAACCATTGAATATCATGTTGACTTAATTGAAACAACTGCTGACCGCATTATTTATGATTTTGATTATCAACATATATTAGACACCTTGTCTTTAGAAAATCTAAAATGGTTCAATCAACAATCAGTTAAGAAAACAGACGATGGTCTAGTTTTTGATATGACCTTAAAAGAATATATCTACAAACCTGTTTTGTTAGATTATTTAAAGGTTGGTGAAATCAAGACTGAACTTCGTATTCATGAAGGTCACGTCTTAGCTGACATTTTTGATGAAGAAGAATTAGATGAACTGATACAGGACAAACTCAAACGTCTTTGTCTCAAAGTTGCAAGTATCAATCGTCGTCATATTCCGTATCAAAGTGACCATGAAGTGGTTTATATTCGTACAGATTATGACACTGACCGTTTAAATCAATCAGAACTTGAGTTGCTAAATCAATTTGTAGAATATAAAAATCAAAATGATACAGGTTCTGTATCACAAATCGATGTTATTAAATTTTTAATTGAAAAAGAGGCCGAACATGATGAAGAATCCTAATATTTTAGATATGTTGGAACCTATTTACAACTTTGAAGACATAAATGAAACAGTTCCAGACGACTACGTTGCAGCAATTGAGGTGACGAATGGGTAAATTAATCACTTTTGAAGGTGTTGACGGTTCTGGTAAAACTAGTCTTGTCAATGAAACAGCTAAGAAATTGAAAGCCCATGGCTACTCTGTTATTGTTATGCAAGAGCCCGGAACAACTGATATGGGACAAGAAATCCGTAAACTTCTCAAATCGGATTTAGAACGTTCAAAAATGAGTGAAATTCTGCTTTTTCAAGCCAGTCGTTCAGACATGGTTGAACGTGTTCTAAAACCAGCTCTTGATAAATATGATTATGTTCTTTTAGACCGTTATATCGACTCAACTTTGGCCTATCAAGGTTATGGTAATGGTGCGGATATTCAACTACTTAATCAGCTTAATGATTTGGCTGTTAATGGTTGTTATCCTGATATAACTATTTTGGTTGATGTACCATTAGAAATTGCTTTGTCCCGTGGTCGTAAACGTGGAGACGCAGATAAGTTTGATAAGGACTTAGAGTTTGCAACCAAAGTCTACAATGGTTATCAAGACCTCTTGCAAAAAACTGAACGTATGGTAGCTGTTCCAAATGATTATTTAGATTTAGCTGTTGAAGATGTTTTTGGCATTTTAACAAACGCTTGAGTTATGATTTTTGCAAAACCAGACATCTTGTGATATACTAGATATAGAGGTATTGCAAAATGACAAATCAAGAAGAATCAAGATATATTCAAACTTATATTAGTGTTTCACCAAACGACCGTAAAACAATGCATGACTTAGCTGACAAATACTCAAAAGAGTCACTCGAATTGTTGGATAAGGCTGAAACCTATTTAGACCAAAAGGCTGATTTGAAATACAATCAGACTAAGTTGTCATCTTTACAAAAACGTGGTGGTTCACGAGTGGACTTAGAAATTTCACGTTGCAATGAAGAAATTGGAACTTTGACAAAGCAGATTTCTGATTTTGAAACCGCATATCATATTGAAAACGAAGAAAACACTGTTGACAATGTGGTACCACAAAACGAAAATGACCAAGAATTGCGACAAGCATTTCGTGTTGACCAAAACCAATTGTCTGACCAGACCTATGAAAAATTCGTAACAGAATTAGAAATTTTAAAAGATTCAGGTTTGGTCAAATAGGGGGTTGACAAATCACAATAAGTATGATATACTATAAGTATGAAAGATAAAAAACCACAACCCTTAGTGGTTTCGGGGTTGATTGGCTATCAAACTTATTGAATTACTCTGCACTCAATAAGTTATATCTTTCGATACTCCTATAACGTTTCACTAGCTACTGTCATGGCTAGTGATAATGGTGAGTTACCCAAGTCTGGATAAAAGGGGGCTGTCTTGAAAACAGCTAGGCGTGTCAAAGCGTGCGTGGGTTCAAATCCCACACTCACCTTAGTGGCCGAATCTAATTTGGTTGCTATCAGCTATGGAAGAGATTCCAAATCCATACCGGCATTAATCACAGTGGTTAAATAAATGCGTTTGTTTAGCCACATTTAGAAGAATCCTTGAGTACATTTTATTTCAAGCTAAAAACAATCACATGCGTGATTTTCGCCGGATTGAGCCCGTGACGCATCAACACGGGTGGTTTTTATTATTACGAAGACATCGGCAAAAGTAGGCGAATGTCAAGACTGATAACAGGTCTGGGTGTGATAAGCGAAACCTTATCAGAAAGTCTTTGTTTGGACTAGAACCCTGTACAGGTTCAAATCCTGTTGTCTTCATTTTAGAGGCTAAGTTTCTCAACACGGTTTTGTATACACAAAACCTAACAAGGGGAAACCCCAAACCCCTTTAAACTCACGAAGTAAACAATGCCCATCGTGGGACACGGCAACTTGGAGCCGTCGAATAAACGTACGTTGAAGGTTGCAGGTTCAAATCCTGCTCTCACGATATTTACACAAGAGATGTGAACAACATCTCCTTTTAATTTTCATCATGGACTCTATATACTTATTACAACATAAGGAAATTCCGCAATATACGAAAATAGGTTATTCTGGTGATTTAGAGAAACGTATAAGACAGCTACAAACAGCATCTCCAACAGGGATTAAGCTCTTATTCTCTTTAGAAACACCATATGCTTATCGTATAGAGCAAGCCTTACACAGACGTTATGCGTCAAAGAATTCAAATCTTGAATGGTTTCAATTAGACCAAACAGATATTGATGATATTATTGAATGGGTCACGTGGCAAACACGTGACAGATAACTTGGTCGAAATGCCGGCCATTAAGGTGAAATTCCAGCATTAAATATTAACAAAATCGAAAGGTGTTTTCTTGGTAACACAATTACTGGCGCACAACATTCGTTATGCGTTGCACATTGTCCCGGCCCTGAAAACAAGTGTCTTACTTACATGACAAACAAACTCAAAGCGACTATCGTTACTCTTGCCCCAATGGCGTTACTTTTTGCAAACAATGTTTCAGCTGACCAAGTTGAAAACACATACACCGTTAAGGCAGGTGACACACTGAGTCAAATTGCACAAGACAAATTTGGTTCCGTGGAATACGCTGATGAGATTGCTTATGTCAATGGGGTAAAAGATATCAACCTCATTTTCGAAGGTGAAGTGCTGAAACTTGACGGAGTTAAAGATGTTGTTGTACCATCAGACTATCATGTTGAAGGTCTGGAAGCAACACCAAACACATCCGTATCTCAAGTGACCTATGCACAAAGCCAAGCTCCTGTATACCAAGCACCAGCGCAAAGCTACACTGGTTACAGTGGTGGAGCAGTATTATCAAATGGAAACACAGCAGGTGAAGTAGGTTCCTACGCAGCAGCTCAAATGGCTGCACGTACAGGTGTATCAGCATCTACATGGGAATACATCATTGCTCGTGAGTCTAATGGACAAGTAAACGCATATAACCCATCAGGTGCTAGTGGACTCTTCCAAACCATGCCGGGTTGGGGTTCAACAGCAACAGTTGAAGACCAAATTAATGCAGCAACCGCTGCATATAATGCACAAGGTCTTTCAGCTTGGGGTTATTAACCCACAAGGGTGACTCAGGTCACCCTTTTATTTTATTCTTTTAGAAAAGGTGAATAGATGAACTCAATCAAAAATGAAATTCAGGGACTACACGGAAAAAAGGTACGTTTAGAAAAACAACGTACACATCCGGGTGACGAACGTTTTTATAACACCGTTGTGGGTGTTATTGAACAAGTATTTCCTGACATGTTTGTTGTATTACGTACAGACATTGACAGCCCATATGCTACACCACAACGTACGTGTTACACTTATGCTGATATTCTAATTGGCGATTACAGTTTGGATGTGATGTAATGGACTCAGTCATTGCAATTTTCACATTACCACGTAAATCAGGTAACAAAGGTATCAAAGGCGGGAATTTTATGATTTCCGCCAATGACCGTATGCATCCAATGGTCAAGGCAGGCATCACCCGTTATTTGCGTGAATTAGGTGCCACGACTATCAAAGATGCTAATGTAAAAAATATTTACTTCACACCAGAAAAACCGTGTGATGTAACCATTAAAGTCTTTGCACCAACAAAACGTCGAATGGACGCACCAAACTGGTATCCAACAGTCAAAGCCTTGCTTGACGGCATGACAGACGCCAACTTATGGTCAGATGATAATAATGATGTTATCAAACGTACCATTTTTGAATATGGTGGTCTAAGTGGAACCAAAGAATATCGCCTCGAAATCACAATATCAAGTCATAAAACGAAAGTCTAGTATGAAACAAGGAATAGTTATTATCAATGGTTATAATGAAGAATCAACACCATTATTACAAAAAGCAAGTCGTGGACATCACGTCTTAAGCAATTATAAACTACCCTTTGACCACACGTTTTTAAGATTTTCAGACAAGCCACAAGCTGTTTGGGGTGCAAAAGAATTCAACATTACCACCAAAGATATCAAAATGAATTTGAGTAACCCCCAAGCTAAGCAATTAGCATGGTTCAATGAGATTTCAAAACGATGTGATGAAACAATTTTAGTGTTTCCAGACCAGACTAAAATTAACAAACTCTTAATTTTGTTAGGTCTCAATTCTAAAAAACCCTTTCATGTTGTCATTGGGTCACAACCAGTCAAAGATGATTTGGTTAAAAACTTCATTAAAAAGTCTGATTTGGGACTTCTCAAACAACAATATGAATCATTAGTTGGTGTGAAACGTGAAGCTAAAAAATATGACGAGTCTGAACTCATCAAAACGCCAAACGGTGCAACTTTGCGTCAATATCAACAACAAATGGTTGATTTTGTCTTAGAGCAAAAACGAGTTGGTTTATTTGTGGATATGGGACTAGGTAAAACCTTAGCCACCTTGGCTGCAATTGACAAGTTAGCTCAGACCAAAGCCATAAATCCGCAGAAACCAGTTCTCATTATTGCACCGATTACAGTAGCATTAGATACATGGGCACGAGAGGCCTCTAAATGGGGCTATGACATGGATGTTAAGATTAACATCCAATTACCCAAGAAGAAGCGAGAAGAGCTCTTAGACGGGCTCCTATACCCTCAAGAGAAGCTTACACTTGTCACCACTAACCCGCATCAGTTAGACGCTATTTTCAAATACTATAAACAAAGAGGTGTGCGAGCACCATTTGAAATGTTTGTAGTAGATGAATTATCAATGTTTAAGTCTGCAACAGCGAAACGCTTTGAGACCTTACATGAAGTGTCTAAATATGCCAAATACTTCATTGGCTTAACTGGTACACCAGCACCTAATAACTTGTTAGACGTTTGGTCACAGTTAGCTCTTATTGATGTAGATAATTTGAAACTATTTGGACGTAATTTCTATGTCTATCGAGACCAATTCTTTGAACCTGATATTGTTGGTCGAAATGGGGATATTTACTCCTATAAACTCAAACCAAATGCAGAATATGAAATTTACAATCGAATGAGTCGAACGGTAATTTCCATGCAAAGTAAAGGTTTGGTTGATTTACCTAGTATCACATACACCAATCACTATGTACAGCTTCCAACTAAAGCGATGAAGACTTATAAGGAATTCGATACGAAAATTCGCAATAAGCTAAGAGCCTTAGAGGACAATGATGTACGAGGCGGTGTTTCTGTCACAACAGACGAAGGTGATTTTACAGTCGCCAATTCAGCGGTATTGATGAGTAAATTAACCCAATTATCATCTGGAGCCATGTATGATAATATTTTATCCATGGACGACTCCAAAGCTGTTTCCTATGTAGAGTTTCACGATGCCAAATTGAAGGCATTACAAGAGATTATTGAAACATCTACTAGCCCTATTTTGATTTTCTTCTACTTCAAATCTGAACTTGAGCGTATGGCTGATTATTTTGATTTCAAACATTTAGACGCTCATGCCAGTGATTTCCAAGAGACCGTTTCCAAGTGGAACAATGGTGAAATTCCTGTTCTTGTTGCACATCCAGCCTCAGCGGGACATGGACTTAACCTACAAGACGGTGGTCACACCATTATTTGGTTGACAACCACATGGTCAAATGAACAATATCGACAAGCCAATAAACGTTTACACCGTAGTGGTCAAAAGAACCCCGTCAGTGTTATTCATATTGTAGCAACCGATACTGTTGATGAGGAAATCATTTCACGAATAGATACCAAAGAAGAACAACAATCAAAACTCATGGAGACGCTAGACGTCGCTATGAGGCCGGGGGATTAATGGAAGCGAAATTACTTAACTGGTTAACTAATTTAATGGATATGATAGACCGTTCAAGACAACGAAACGGTCTTTTGGATCTTATATTATTTATAGCAACGTCCTTTTTTGTATATGTGGCAGCATTATCGCATGTGATAAACGCTGTACTTGCTATTGTTTTTGTAATTTTCTTATTTATTACAACGACAAAGCCAAAATACGAAATAGGATTTCCTCAACAGACATCGCTTGAAGCTGTTTTAAAGACCAAACCAAAAAACTGGTGTTTGGCTTTCACAACAGGATTTATGTGGTTGTCTCTACAACTTGTGATTACATGGCTCATCACAGGTAAATCATTTGAATGGACACATTTAGCAGACACCATGTCAATGACTCGCATTTTTGCAGTCATTTGTGTTAGTCCAATCATTGAAGAAGTGATTTATCGAAGAACTTTGTATTCAAATATGCTTCAACGAAAAGGAAAAGTTAAAGCTTTAATCATTTCTATTGTAGTATTTACACTAATTCATCTACCAACAAGTCCGTTAATGGCTTTACAGTATGTATTAGGCTCTTGTGCCTTATTTAGTGTGTATCATTACTCCAAAGAGGATTTACGAGCTTCTGTACTTTTTCATATTATCAACAATATCATAGCAATTTTATAGGTGAACGATGAAAATAAGAGGTTTTGAACTCCTTTCAACCGAGACGGACGTCTCTTTGTTACCTCAACGGGCGACGACACATGCTGCTGGATATGATTTAAAGTCAGCTGTAGACATTGAAATCGAACCAGACACAATTGTTTTAGTGCCAACTGGTGTTAAAGCCTATATGAAGTCCGATGAGGTCTTGTACTTATATGACCGAAGCAGTAACCCTAAGAAATTAGGACTTGTTTTAGCTAACTCTGTAGGTGTTATTGACGGTGACTACTACAATAATGAGAGTAACGAAGGTCATATTTTTGTACAATTTAAAAATATCAGTCATCAAACAGTTCATATTAAAAAAGGTGACCGTATTGCACAAGCAGTATTTGCGCCATTTTTAAGGGCTGATAATGATAACGTCACAAACACCCGAACCGGTGGATTTGGTTCAACAAACAAATAGAAACACGGAGAAACCACATGTCACAATTAACACAACAACTCGCAGACACTCGTGAGTACACTAAACTTATTTCCGCATCTTTGGTGGATGTTACAGAAAAGTTGGATACCCTTAACGAAGTAACCAATACTGTAGGCTCAACTATCGTGAAAAATGGCGCTCAAGCACAAGAAATGTTTGACCGTCAAACTGAGACGACTCAATTGCTTGAAGAAATTCGTACACATCAAGACGAATTGAGTCAAAAAGCTGATGATTTAGGTGAAAAACTAAGTGGCATCAAAGACAACAAAGATGATGTTTTGGAAGCTTTGTCACTTGCAAAAGAAAAAGCTGACAATCTAGAACTTATCTTCAACAATGCCGGTGCGCAATTCCAACAACAATTGGATACAGCTCATGCTGGTTATACACAAGATGTGACAGCTGTTCATGAAGCGTTGACAGCGATTGAAGAACATGTCGAAGCTATTAACTATGATGATGAGTTTAAAGCATTGAACGACACATTGGCTGAAAATTCTGGTAAAATCGTTGAAGCTGACAATGACATCAAGGCTCGTCAAACTGAACTGATGGACAAACTTGAGCATTTGACACAAGGTTTGTCTAAGACATATGACCTATTGAGCGAAATTCGTGAAAATGGTCAAGAATTGAGTGTTGATTTGCAAACAGCCATTGCACGTGCAAGTTCTATTGAATTGGCTCTTGAAGCAATGACTGACAGCAAGCCTGACACATATGACTACAAACCAAACTTCAAAGAAGCTCTAGCTGAGTTACAAGGTGAAGAACCTGTTGAAGAAGTGGTTGAAACAGAAGACGCTGTAGCTGAAGAACAAGAATAAGAGGTGCTTCATGACAGAAACAACTGAAACAATCGAATTGACTGAATTCGGCAATATTGAGAAGAGTCTCCGTGCAGGCGTCTCTGTTGCCATTCATGCCAAACAAACCTTAGAAGTCCTTGACGCTAAAGTTGACACTTTGGGTGTTGCCACTGTTGATAACATCAAAAAGAACAAAGAGTTGGTTGACCTTGCTACTGAAAATCGTGACCATATGTCCAATTTGGTTTCATCTCAGTATGTATTGACAAGTAAAGCTATTGATAATGGTGAAAAACTTGACAATCTTTTGAGTCAACAAAGTCAAGAAGCTGAACGAATCCGTAGTGTTGCTGACCAGCAAACACAATTGTCCGAAGCAATTGACACGACATTTAACACCTTGAAAGGTCTTATTGACCAATCATATCAACATCAAAATGAACAAGTACATATTGTTGAAACTCAAATGACTGAACTTGCCGATTTGGCTCAGACATTGGACTACAGTAAAGAACTTGCTGACGTAAATCAACAAGTCTCCGTATTGGGCCGTCAAATTGACGCTTTGCATCAAATCAATGTTGAAAAATGTCAAGACATGTCTGATAAATTGGACAAACTTGAATTAGTTGTATCAACTCTTATGGAGTCCGCTCAACTGTATCAAGAAAACCAAAATGAATTGTCAGGTCAAATTCAAAGCTTCAATGGTCAGCTTGACCGCATTGAAGAAAATGTACGTCAACTTCGTGTACGTCCAGCTCTAGTAGCACAAGACGCCATCATGAATCTCTTCAATAGCTGGGAAGCTCAATTAGAGCCAGAAATTGAAGAAGTTCCTGTTGAAGAAGAAAACGTACAAGAAGACATTCAAGTACAAACCCCTATTGTGGAAGAGAAAAAAGGTTTCTTCCATCGCTTGCTGAAGAAATAGTTTCGACTATTTCTTCATTTTCTTTTGGAGGTAACCCATGTCGAAAGATGAAAGCCTGTTATCAGCCTTACTGACGACAAATCTTCAGGTTTTAGAGACACTGAAAACATTCAAAGCCGATATTGACGCTTTGAAGTTTGATATCAATGAAATCAAAGAAGAAACATCGCAGTTGAAGGTTAAAGATAATACTCAAGAAATTCGCACAATTGTCAAAGAGGAGTTGGCTCAACAAGATTTGACTCCTGTAAATGACAAACTAGCTGAAATTTCAAGTGAAATGGAAACAGTTCGTGACGCTACAGAAGTAGTCACCAACACCGTGTTGAAATTGATTGAAACGGCACCTGACCGTGAATCGTTAGAAGCTTTAATTACTGAAGGCTTCAGCCAGTCAACAAAAGACTACACCAAACCAATGGAACAGCTGGTTAAAGGATTTGAGGTGACTCAAGAAAATCTGAAAGCCATGGCTCGTCACATTGACAATGTCAACACCAACATGGAAGACATTACGGAGTCAACTGTCGAAAATTCAGCACGTCTAACATCTCTGGATATTCGTATGGCAACAATGGTTAAAGAAACCATGTCAACAGACCAGACGCTAGACAGTGCCATTGACACTCTTAAGAGTTTCCAATTAGAATAGCCGTCTACACGGCTATTCTTTGGGGCCTACCCCAAACCCCATCATCTTAATGATGAAATTTTCCGAAAGGACATAACTAGTGAAAAAACAAAAATTAATCACATTATTAACAGTGATAACACTGTTACCTTTTAATGTTTTAGCTGATGAACTTCCATCATATGTTCATCCAGATGAAGGTGAACCTCTTGTTGAGACTGTTGACGGAGCATATGGTCGAGTAACAGAGTCTCAGCCTGAGTTTTTAGCGGATAAATATGCAGAAGCTGAAAGTTTAGGTTTGACTGTTAACAAAACCGTTGAAGAATTGGATAACCCAAGTGGTCTATATTACAAATATTACGACCAATATGATGTAGTAAACAAAGCCGTTTCTGATTATCAAACAGCCAAATCCAATTATGATAGCGGCCTTACCAGTCAAGAACCCGCAAAACCAAGCATCACATCAACGCAGTACAATGTTGTACGTTCAAAGGGTTATTTGATTAAAGGTCAAAACGACATTGATGTTGTTTACCATGATGAAAACAGTAATGAAATTGCTCCAACAGTAAGTCAAACTCAATTTGTTTATTGGTTACATGGCGAAAACGGTATTGAGCAATATGTATCAGACCGAGCTTTGTCAAAAACTGAATCAGCAAGTCTATATAAGAACTATCATGAAAATGGAAGTTTGACATATACTTCTGACAATGGTGACCAAGTATCATTGACACGTGTAAACGATACAAAGACTGTTAAAGAATATGCTACCATGAATGCAGACGATGGTTTCATTGATAAACAAATTCAGGGTTATAAAGCGCCTGATGTTCCGCATGCGGCAATTCCGGGCTACAGTGTTTATAAAGTTTACACCAAAGAATTAATTCCTGATGAAAACGGATATCCTGTTTTGGGTTGGGTTGAAGTCAGTACAAATGAGGCTGATTATAACCATATTCACCCATTAGACCGTGATGACTATTTAGATGTTGCACGAAAGATTAAAACAGTAATTCCGGGCGCCTTTATCAAACGTGATGTACCTGTTGAATCAATTTCAAATCCACATCGCACAATGTCTCATTGGCGAGTTGTCTATAAAGGTTCTCCTTTAAAGCCAACATTTGAGTTACCAAATGAGGCTCCTATCGAACCAGCTTTGCCTGAATTTCATCAGGCTCTTCCAAACAATGCACCTGTTCATGAGTTAGAAGCGTTTGAATATGCTGTACCAAATGAAGCTCCAATTAAGCCAGCTTTGCCTGAGTTTCATCAGGCTGTTCCGGATAATGCACCGGTTCATGAGTTAGAAGCGTTTGAATTCGCTGTACCTAATGAAGCTCCTGTTGAACCTGCTTTACCAGAGTTTCATCAGGCTGTTCCAGATAATGCGCCAATTCATGAGTTCGACACTTTTGAATATACTGTACCAAACGAAGCTCCTATTTATCATATCAATGAGTTTGTTTATGAAGTACCAGCGAATGCTCCAGTCAACGAAGTAACAGCGTTTGAGTATAAAGTGCCAGAAGCAGCTCCAATTCATGAAGTTACTGATTTTGAGTATAAAGTGCCTGAAACAGCTCCAATTCATGAAATTACTGATTTTGAGTATAAAGTGCCTGAAACAGCTCCAATTCATGAAATTGCCGACTTTGAGTATAAAGTGCCTGAAACAGCTCCAATTCATGAAATTACTGATTTTGAATATAAGGTACTTGAAACAGAGCCAATTCACAAACTCACTGATAAGGTGCCTGAAACACCTGTTCAAAAACATGTTTCAAACAGCTCTGAACAAATTCTACCAAAAACTAACAGTCAATCAAACATGATTCTCATCTTGTTTGGATTTGTCCTGTTCATTTTTGGATTATATTTTCGCACTACTGTCAAAAATTGATTGACAGTAGTCACCTTTTATGATATAATAGAATTATCTCAAAACAAAAGGAAAAATAATGTCAGATAAAACAGATACTATCATTTTACAATCAGACCGAGACAAAGTTCGTGAACGTCCCGGTATGTATATTGGTGACAATTCTGAAATTGGATTAGCCACCATTGTACGTGAAATCATTGACAACGCAGTTGATGAATATCCGAATTACAGCGACCCAACAAAACCGATTGAAGTTATTTTACACACTGATAATTCATTATCAGTACGTGACCATGGTCGAGGTATTTCACCATATGAAAGTAAAAAATATAAAGGAAAAATTGAAGAACGTCTTGCCTACACCGTTATTGGTGCTGGTGGCAAGTTTAAAGCTAACCGTGAACAAAATGGTAATAAGTTCTCTGGCGGTCTAAATGGTACAGGTTCTGCTGCAACAAACTTCATGTCAGAATTCTTTGATGTCACCATTTTTAAAGACGGATACATCTTCCATGACCGTTTTGAAAACGGTGGTATTCCAGTTGAAAAACTAGTTAATGGTCAACTTCCTAAAAAGAAGCAAAAAGGAACTCCTGAAACGGGTACTCTTGTTCATTTCAAGGCAGACTCTACTGTTATGCGTGTCACAACTATCAATGCACGTATTTTAGAGCAATATTTCCGTCAAACAGCTTATCTTCATCAAGGGCTTCATATTCTTTTCACTAATGAACGTGACGGAGATACTGAACCAACAGATTACTACTCAGAAAATGGACTATTTGACTACATCAACGATTTAGCGACAGATGAAAATGGACAAGTTGTTGATTTTCTCATCAAACCATTTGAAGTAAAAGGAAGTCAATCGGTCACTGTACTTGATGAAGAAATCGACATGGAAGCTCATATCGCTGTTGCATTTACTAAAAATGGTCAATTTGCAACAGAATCATTTACTAATGGTATTCACAATTCATTAGGCGGAACCCATGTTGCCGGTTTTAATAACGGTTTGTTACGATTATTAAAACATTACTATGATGAGTTTTCTGATGAAATCAATAAGAAATACAAGAAACAAATTGACCTGATTAAAAAAGTCAACAAGGTTGATGATGTTTCAAGTTTGTTTAAATCTCGTGATTTAGCTAAACGTGTCTTTGTTGTTATTGATTTCAAACATAGTAATCCTATTTTGCAACCACAGACCAAAGACAAATTAGCATCAGATGAAGCTCGTACAGCTGTATCTAACATCTTTTACGATAACGCCATGATGTATTTAGATAAAAACATCACAGCGGTACAACGACTTCTTAATGATGTCATTGCGGAAATGTATGATAAGGCTAAAGATGAAGACTCTAATATCCAAATCGATAAGAAAACTGAAACTTTAGCAAAGTCTACTAAACTTGCGGCGGCTCGTGGAACCTACCCAGAATTAATGGAATTAATTCTTGTTGAGGGTGACTCAGCAGCCGGCTCATTGAAAGCGAATCGTGACGCAAATTTCCAAGCAGTTTTGCCCTTACGTGGTAAAGTGTTAAATGTTCAAAAAGCAACATTAAAAGACGCCTTAGCCAATTTAGAGATTTCTACTATTTTCTCTATTTTAGGTTGCGGATATGGACGTAATTATGATGAGTCAAAACTTAAGTATCAGAAAATCATTATCGCAACAGACCAAGACGTTGATGGACTTCACATTCGTACTCTGCTTTTAACCTTGTTCCTCAAATATACCAAGTTGGTACAACAAGGACATGTTTATTTCTTAGATACTCCATTATTTGTAAACTCTGTTAAACCAACAAAAGCTAAACCTGAAAAAGAGGTTTACACCTACAGTAATGAAGAGCAAAATGAATTCTTAGAAGCAAATCGCAAACGAATTATTGAAGTTTCTCGTAACAAGGGACTTGGAGAATTGTCAACTGACCAAGTTATCACAACAATTCTCACACCTGAAACACGTAAATTAACTCAAATTGTCATCAATGAAGATGATGAAGATGAAGCTTATGAAATCGTTGAAATCCTAATGGGTGATGATGCTCAAGGACGTAAACGCATGATTGAGAACCGAGAATAGCCACCGTATACACGGTGGCCTCTTGGGGTTAACCCCAAACCCCATTTTCTAAATGATGAGAGGACTAATCAAATGAAAACATATGTTTTATCAAAATTACTGATGTCTGATAACCATGAACAAGAGTCTACTATTTTTGTTGGCAAGAAATATGAGATTCTTCATTACATATGTCATCAAAATCCTGCAATTTTAGCAATCTTGCAAGGTGTTGACGAAATGTCTCAAGACGAATGGTTTAACGAATTGCAAATTCAATATAGTGAACAGGCTGATTCGGATTATTCCAGTACAACTCGTCTCATTGGTGACGCAACAAACACCATTCGAATCGATATAGAATCAGACAAACTACAAATTGTCAACTATGTCAATGGTGTTACCACTGTTTACAATATCACACCTGAGCAAACTGATTAGTCACCGTCTACACGGTGACTTCTTGGGGCGCACCCCAAACCCCACACAATTAATGGAACTAATGAAAGGATAACAACAATGAATTTGACAGAATTAATGCGACAACATATACTTGAATCCCAACAGATGGACGATATATGTCAGATAATGGAAGATATCATCATTGCTAATTCAAAAAATAGCAGAGTTTTTGAGTACATACTGGAACATGGTTTATCAGCCGAAATAGAAACAACATATAACGATATTAATTATTGTATATTTGTGACGCCAAAACCTGTTGAGAAGCAATTGTACCCACACAGGCCACGACATGCTGTTTTGAGTATTTGGGTAAGTGGAGAAGAATTGTTTCAAGTGACGATTGGCTTCGACCAATATCAATCATTTTTTGTTAAATACAAACTTGTTGATATTGATAAAGATGTTTTGGAGCACTGTCTAAATGCTTTATTTGACTGAGCTATTGTTAGTCACATGCATACACATGTGACCATGGGGGCTCGCCCCCAAACCCCAAATAAATTTTGAACTATAAAAATACAAAGGATTATTAGAAAAGTTTATGGATAAGAATCATAACAAAACAACTCTCAAAGTGGCATCAGGTGCCGCTGCAGCTCTTGCTACTACACTTGGAGTATCTGCACACGCTGATACTGTTGACGATGTGAACGTACCAAGTTCTAACATTCAAGAACAAGCATCCCAAACTGAAATCACAGCTCAAGATGTTGAATCAGCTAAACAAGCTGCAACTCAAGCGAAAACTGAAGCTGTTGTTGCTGAATCTCAAACTGGTCAAGATTTCAATGCGAATCAAGAAGCGGTTCAAGATGTAACTATTGCTAAAGACAATCTTGCTCAAGCTCAACAAAACGCTGTTGACGCAACTCCAGCCAACATTACTCAAGCTCAAACACAAGTAAGCAATGCTGAAGCGTCTGTTGAACGTGCCAAATCAGCTGTTGACGAAACAGCTAAAGAAGTTGACTCCACAAAAGCTCAACAAGCTCAAGCCCAAGCTGACGCCCAAAAGGCTCAAGCTGAAACTCAAAACGCTCAAGCTGACGCTCAAGCAGCTCAAAACGCTGTAAATACTGCTAAGGCAAATGCTCAAGGCGCGGTATCAGTAGAACAAGCTCAAGCTGAAGTTACTAAGGCTGAACAAAATGTTAATGGTAAAACAGCACTTGTCGCTACTACTCAAGCTGATGTTGAAGACGCAAATCAAGCGCATCAAGCTCAAGAAGCTAAAGTGAACGCAGCTCAAACAGCTGTAGATACTGCTCGAGCTAAACACGAAACAGCTACAGCTAATGTTGATAAGGCTCAAGCTGAACTTGAAAAAGCAAAAACAGCTGTAGCATCATTGTCTGACCAAGCTATTGGTGCGACTCGAATTGCGACAACTCCTGAATGGGTTGCTGCAATGAAAGAACTGATTGCAATGAAGACAGGTAAGACCCCTTACAATGCTGTTGCATATCAAGCTCTTGTTGCTAAAGCTACTGCTCAAGATGACGCTGCAATTGAAGCAAATAAAGCTTATCTTGATGACTTGTACAAAGATACAATTTACAACGGTTACTCAACGAAGACTGTCAATGGTGAGACTAAAGTCTACACACCAAGCGGTCAAGAATGGGTAAATAATGACGTTGCAAACCTTGACCCTAACAACTTGCCGGCAGATGTTCTTGCTGAACTCAACCAACACATTGCGACTTTAATTAACTCATTGCGTACACAACTTGGTCTTGAACCAATTTATGTCAACACTAATGAAGTTGAATTCGCAAAACAAGTTGCAAGTAAGTATCGTGCTGATAATCATGAAGACGACACTCACTATGGTAAAGGTATTAACCAAGTTGCTTCTTCATTGGGACTGAAAACTTCTGCACCAACAACTGTTGATACTGAAGTACAATTCTATGAAAACCAAGGTAACGACTCTTCACTGCAAAATCGTTCACTGTATACTAAAGCTGAACTGGTTGCAAAAGTTGATAACTATATGTCAACATTCTTCTACGAAGGTTACCAAAACTATGGTCACGCACTGTCACTATTGACACAAGACACCTTTGGTGCTGCTTATTCACAATTTGGTGATATGGGCGGTGGTTATCAAAACCTGAAACTTCACATTTTGGGTGTTAAAGACCATTCATATCTGGTACCAAACGGACGTAGTGAAGCTGAACTCAAAGCTGAATACAATAAGCTCTATGGTGTGGATTCACCAGCGACTGTTAAGTCTGTTAACAAAGACAACGAACGTTTCGCAGCTGAAACAGCTCTTCGTGCTGCTGAAGCTGGACTTATCACAGCCAAATCGGTAGCGATTAAGACTGCAAGCGATATCGATACTGCTGAAGCAAACTTGACTTCTGCACGTAACGACGCTGAACGTACAAACAACACCCTTGTTGCGAAACAACAAGCTCTTGTAAGCGCTCAAGCAAACCTCGATTTGGCTCGTACTGATTTGGCAACAGCTCGTCAAACACTTGCTAATGTAAATGCTGACCAAGCTGAAAAGCAAGCTCTTGTAGCAACAGCCGAACAAGAATTGGCTCAAGCTCAAGCACGTCTGAACGCCGCACAAAATGCTGAAAATGTAGCAAATGCGACTCTGAATGGACGTAAGGCTTCTACAAGTGACGCTGAAGCTCGTTTGACTCTTGCTAAGGCTCAACTTCGTCAAGCTGAAAACGATGTGTTGAATGCTAAGGCTTATGTCCAAGACCTTGTTAATGCTCGTACAAATCTTGAAGTAGCTCAAAGCAACTATGACAAGGCTGTACAAGCACAAGCAGCAACTCAAGCTCGTTACGACCAAAGTAAGGCTAATCTTGAAGTGGCACGTGCGAAAGCAGCTCAAGCAGAACAAGACTTCTTGCGCCTGTCAAGCGCTTACGACGCCCAACAAGCTACTAAGCCGGTTGAGACTCCAGTTCAGCCTAAACCAGAACCTGCTCCAGCGCCTGTAACCCCTGCTGAACCTAAGCCAGAACCTCAGCCTGCTCCAGCTCCAGTTGAAACAGTGACACCTGCTCCAACAGAAACTGTTAAACCAGCTCCAGCACCTGTTGTGCCAGCAAAACCTGCTACAGCGCCAATCAAACCAGAAGTGAAACCAGCTCCTGCTCCAGTTGAAACAGTGACACCTGCTCCTGTAGAAACTGTTAAACCAGTGAAGCCTGAAACAGCTCCAGCTAAATCTGAAACAGCAACTCCAGAAGTTGCACCAGCTCCTACGAAATCATTTGAAACTGTAACTGTAAACCCTGACCGTCCAGCTGTACAAGCTGACGTTCAAAACTTTACTAAACCAGTTTCACAAGTTGAACCTAGTCAATTGCCAGCTACTGGTGAAAAGAACAGTAATCTTGGTCTTCTTGGACTTGCACTTGCAGGTCTTGGACTTGGATTTGGTTCAAAACGTAAAGAAGATAAATAATCTTTGCTACTGAAAAAAGAAATCAAGACCTCATTGTCTTGTCCTCAAGTAACCTTGAGGTTTTGGTTTTTTTACCGCTTTTTTTGAAAGGAAAATCATGGTCGAAATTATCATTCGCAAATCTAATGAATATGAAGAACAATTCGATAGTAATCGAATCATTCGTGCTCTAATGTTGGCTGCAAACAACACTGGTCAGACATTAACACCACAAGAAATTGAACAAATTACAGAATATATCAATCGACACATCCCAGACACTGTTGCTGACATTGAAGAGCTACATCTATTAGCGATTGACGCAGCAAACACCATACGTCCAGATATTGCCACAGCTTACAATGCTTATCATCTTTACCATTGACAAAATCACAATTTTATGGTAAACTATAAGTAGACTAAGTTAAAAGGAAATTTCATGGCAAAAAAATTAAAATCATTAAGTAAAACAGAACTTCTAAAACATTTAACTATTGATGAAGCCGCATTTGCACCAACATTTACTGAAAACTTTTTAGATTATGCAATGTATTCTATTGAGTCACGGGCCTTACCAGATATTCGTGACGGTAACAAACCTGTTCACCGTCGTATCCTCTATGATATGGGTATTAACAAAAACACATCTAAAAACCCATATGTAAAAGTAGCTCGACGTGTGGGTTCGGTTATTGGTTTATGGCATCCACATGGTGATAGTTCTGTAGAGGACGCATTGACAAACATGGCGGCACCATGGAAACATACCATGCCACCGGTTGAAATTAAGGGTAATGGCGGTTCCATTTTTGGCGACCCCGCTGCCGCTGGACGATATATTGAAGCCCGTACAACTAAAACAGGTGATGAATATGTAAAGAACTTAAATCCCAAAATTGTACCATTTGTAAGCAATTACGATGACAGCGAACAGGAGCCAACAGTTCTACCCGCTAAACTCCCATATCTCCTTATCAACGGGGCTGAGGGTATTGCTGTAGGTTATAGTATTTCTGTACCAACGCACAACCCGATTGAAGTTGTAAATGCTTTTATTGAATATACTAAAAATCCAAAAATCAGCACTCAGGAAATTTTAGAAATCATGCCTGGCCCTGATTTTCCAACAGGTGGTGAAATTGCAAATACATCTGATTTGTTAGAGATTTACGAAACTGGTCAAGGGCGTATTCGTGTACGTGGTAAAGTTCGATATGAGAAAAAAGACCATTCATTACACATTTATGAAGTACCATTCACATCAGCTGGAGCTGTAGAATCTTTAGTGACTAAAATCACAGCTGCAACAATGGAAACAGTACAAAAGGTTAAAGGGCGTGAACGTAAAGTTCCACCAAAATATCCATGGGCTAAAGAAGTGGAGCACCACTCAGATAAAGACGGTATTGATATCAAAATCAGTCTTAAACGAGGTGTCGATGTAGACAAAGCCATTCAAGACTTATATGCTAAAACACCACTTGAAACAACCTTTTCATATCAGTTTAACGCTTTAAACAATAAGAATTTACGCCGTTATTCGTTGAAACGATACTTTAAAGAGTATTTAGCATTTCAACATGAAATCACTCGTAATGAATTTCAGTTAGAATATGAGACAAAAGAGAAACGTATGGAAATCATTCGTGGTCTCTTAATTCTTCAAACAGTTCTTGATGAAGTGATAGCATCAGCTCGTAATGTAAATGGCAAAGCAGAACTTGAAGAAGTCTTGACAACTGGTAAAATCGTTGACGGAGTTCCAAAGAAGTTCCATAAAAAGATTAAGACATTTGCTTTTAGCCAACCACAAGCTGAATATATTGCCACACTTCCAATTCACCGTATTAGTCGATTAGACTATCAAGGTTTTGTAGACGAAGGTAAACGTTTACAAAAAGAAATGGAATACGCTTTAAGCATTGTCGATAGCAACATTAAACGTCGTAATCTCATTATTAAACGACATCAAACAGCGATTGAACAACTTGACCAACAAGAGTATGCTCGTAAGACAGAACTGCTAAACATTGAAAAGTCAACAGCTGTCGAAATCGAAGTCAAAGAGCAAAAACTTTATGTGTCAATCGACAAATATGGCTATGTACGTATTGAAGAAAAAGCCTTTGATAATGCAATCGAAACAAGTAATAAACAACGTTTAGGTTTCTTTGATGAAACGGGTATGTTGTATTATACATATCTTGATGAAGCAAAACCAACAACAGGCAAAGGTTCATTAGCTTCTAACATTTCTGAATTGCCAGCAAACACTGTTGGTATGACGACAAATGTTGAAGTGGAAAACGCTCACGGTTTATTCATCTTTGCTGATGGTAATGTTAAAGTTTCGCCACTCAAAGACTTTATGACAAAGACACGTCGTAAGTCAGTGCAAAAGGCTAAAACCAAATTTGATTTACTTCTGTATGTGGATATCCCACAAGACGCTAAATCTGTTACAATTAACGATAAGACCTTTAAATTGGACAAATTATCACATGGACACGGACATGGACGTAATGAGTTCAAAAAAGGATTAACACAAGCATCAGTCAAATTCAAGTAGGTCTCCTACTTGTTTTTGATTGACAAATTCACAAAATTATGGTATAATTAACTTGATGAACATAAAAGAAATCAAAAAAGAAGCCCGAAAACGAATTAAGCCATATGGTATCACACGTGGTATATGGACGATTCCCTTAATCACTGTAAGATTATTCTTCTTTGTCTTAATTTTTAACAATTTTGAATCTTTATTTCATAACATGACAATTGGTGCAGCATCGCAATGGATTAACGTCCAAAACTATAGTTTAACAGCACTGGTTATTTGTCTATTTATTTGGATGTCTATCACCTTAGTCACAAAGGCATCTGTTATGATATCCATTAAATTCAAAATATCGGTCAAGGAAGCATTACGTCAGTTATCAACCTATGGCGGATTTATCTATGGGCCAACCTTATACAAATGGTATAAACATATTTTAATTCAAATTCCAACAGTACTTTGTCTATTTTTATCATATGCAACAGCGATTAAACAACATTATAATTTAGCAGACCCCCTGTATCTTATTGCAATATATTGGTTCTTTATGGGTAATATGCTTGTTTCACATAAGAAACAATTAGCAACAACCATTGCGCTTAATCATTTATATGATAGTAAACAAGCGATTGCTGAATCGAAAAAAATGACAAATCGACAATATCTACAATTATGGAAGTTAAAGCTGTCTTTCATGTTTTGGAATATCTTAAACTTTTGGACGTTGGGGCTTTTCTCAACATATCTTTACCAATATAAAACAGCAACATTATTAGTATTTGAGGAAAATCTATGAAAACAATTCATGTTGGTGGATTAAATCCCATCAATCGAGTGACTAGTTTTGCATCAGCTTTACAAAAGGCACAAGATGATGACACTATCGTCTTACATAAAAGTGATACCGTACACGACATTATTGATAAAAACATTATCATTAAAGGTAATGGTCACACCTTAAAAGTTCCAACAGGAAAAGCTGGATTACGAATTCACAAACCTGTTATTATTGAAAATGTCAAATTCAAGGTAGAGACCCGCGCCAATGGACTTGTTATTGATAGCAAAACAACCTTAGACGATGTTGAAATTGAATTAGTTGGGCCAGTTCGTGAGTTTTACCCAGTTGTCTTACACAAAAGTGGCAAGCTTATCATCAATGGTGGACGTTACACTATGGTCGAATCAACAGAAGACACTGTTATAGAAATGAATGATGTTGAATTATATTCATATTATGGTGGTGACATTCATTTATCAACCAATTCTGATATGAGTAAATTCTTTGGTGATGTCAAATTACAGAACTGTAAAGTAGCTCATGCTTCATTTTATGGTGTAACAGATATTCACGACTCTATCATTGGTAAATTTGTCAACGTTTATGGTGACGTCTATATTGAAAACAGCGCCTTTGAATTAGTTCATGAAGAACCACGTGTCAAATTGAAAAAAGAACCGCAACGAGGCCCACTTAATGACCAAACAGACAACAAGTATGGTCTCTGGGTTGAAGGCACATTGACACTTGACAATTATCAAATTCTTAACATAGATGAAGATTTCCTTGTCACCTATGCCAATAAAGGTGTCATTACTGTTCTAAATTCATTAGTAGATGTTCCAGCAAGACATTTGATTAAGAACTCTACTATCACATTTAAGGATACAAATGACCAAACCTATTGGGAATTGATTGACACAACTCCAGCACGTGTTCGTTCAAATGTCAACATGAACCTTGACGCTAAAACAGCTATGGAGAAATTGGACGAATTAATTGGTTTGAAATCTGTTAAAGAACGTCTCAAATCAATCATGAATACTATTCGTATCAATGAAACAAGTAATGATAAGAACTTTTCATTTTCTCATCATATGATTTTTGCAGGTGACCCCGGTGTTGGTAAAACAACAATCGCAACCATCGCAGCTGAAGCCTTGTTTGAGATTGGCGCTATTCCGCAAAACAAAATCACCAAAGTAACGATTGACGATTTAATTAAAGGTTATGTTGGTCAAACAGCATCCAATGTTAAAGAAATCATGACAGAAGCTCTAGGCGGAGTAGTCTTCATTGATGAGGCTTATGAATTGGCTGTTAAAGACGGACAAAACAGTTTCAATAGTGAAGCCTTGTCCGTTATTATCCGCTTCATGGAAGACCATCGTGATGAATTAGTTGTTATCGCAGCTGGATACACGAAAGAGATGAAAGAATTCTTAGCATCCAACGTCGGTTTAGCTCGTCGTTTCCAATGGGTTGAATTTGAAGATTACACACCAAAAGAAATGGCTGATATCTTTGAATTAATTCGTCGTTCATATAAAGATGAATATGAAAATCCAGCCTTTGCTCAAGCAATTCCACAATTGTTTGAACAATTGGTTAACTTGAACTTGAGTATTCCAGACACAAATGGACGTATTACAAATGGTGGTAATGGTGGTTTGGTTCGTAATGTTTACCAACGCATTATTGAAACTCGTAACAACCGTGCCATTATCGATGGTAACAAACTCTTGACTCAAGCTGATATTGAGACTGGTTTCCGTGCAGAAATGCAACAAGCCTTGAACCGACGCCTATAATTTGACAAATCCAACACCTCATGTTATAATATAATTATTATACATGAGGTGATTTAAAATGTTTCGTAATGATTATCAAATGGATTCTCCTGAATACCGAACAATTTCAGAAATGATGGCAAAAGAGCCTATTTCAAGTGTAACATATGGCTCAATGAAATTATTTAACGCTCAAATGAGTGATTATGTTGTAGATATTGAATGGAGTCCAAACGTAGACCGTGAACTGGCTTATTATATCGAATGTGAGTTATATCGCAATACAATATCTGTAGGCGAAACAAATCGATCTGAATTGTCAAATGGTCTATACACAATTGACCATTATAAAAATGATTGTACAAACAATTCTTTAATAGCTAAACACAAAGCAGCCTTGGAGATTTTCAACGACCTTGATACACCGGCTACTGAAGTGCTTCGTGAAGAACTTGCAAAACTTGAACAAGAAGCGAGAGACCGTCAATCATTGTTTAAATTTGATGAAACAGAGCAGGCGTTAAACGACCTCAAAGAATCGGAATTGACAAAATAAGGGGAATCAATGTTTATTAATCGTAACAATATTGATGCAAACGACATCAATCAAGGCGCTGAATATGTGACTATTCAAGATTTATTAGCAAAAGAAGAATTTTCTAAAGTGAGTTTTGGTTCATTAGATGTTGTCCATGGACAAATGTCACATGATGAAAACGGACATATTGTTGACCTTGCATGGTCTGAACATGTTGATAAAGATTTAGCTGAATTTGTAGAACAAGGTTTACAAAGTAATGGTGTCACAATCGAAAGCACAAATTCAAATGAGTTAGGTACTGGACTTTTAGACTTGAACTTCTATGAAGAAGAAGTTCGTGATAATTTCCTAATTACCCAACAAAGAAAAGCATTAGAAATGCTTGGTGATAATGTGTCTGAAGACATGGCTCAAATGTTTAAAGATGATATTGCCGAAGCTGAATTGCGTGGACGTCAACGGGCCTCATTTTATGACTTGCGTTCAACAATGTCAAGTGTAAATGAACTAAAAGAACAAGAAGAAATGAGTCAATAATGTCAGAACAAGAACAAAACCAATTAGACTTAGCTCAAGCCATTGAAGAACTTGAGCGTGAACAAGAATACGCAACCCGACGTTCGTTGGGCGTATAACTCAGAAGACTGTTGCCACCAACAGTCTTCTTTTAATAAAGGATGTGCAACAATGATAAAATTTAATATTAAAGACCGAAATGGAAAACAAGTCTCACTCACCTTAGACCCTCGTGAATTTTTCATTGAAGAAAAATTTGTCAACGAAAAACAAACACCCATTTTAGTCCCTTATTTTCAACCAAATGAATTAGACACATGTGATTATCCATATCAGATTACACATGTAAACGACCAAGATATCACAAATCAATCATTTAACCAAACATATTTCCAAATTCTTGATTTACAACAAGAAGACACTGAACTTTTAGATACTCCGCGTGGAGAAAAAAAACAAATAAGACAGGATTTGACTTATGAATATCCAAAACGCCCTTGAGTATATTAAATACGGCTTTAATCCAACACCAGACTTGATTCATCAAGACCCGCATATGAATGAATTGTACAAATTCAACCATAAGGCAGAAGTGTATTCTTTATCATACCCGTGGCATACACAACAAATGTTAGACCGTGTAGATGATTTATATGACCATTTGGACTATTTCATCGAAGTTAACGCCCCTGTAACGCAAAGAGATAATGTTAGTATTTATTTCCACGATGACGATAAGAAGTATCCAAAGATACGCAATACCGACGCCCAACAAGGCGGTGTAGCTCTTTTTCATGAAGACGGGCGTATTCAAGTTGCTGTCAATATAAAAGACCCAGCAACCATTGTTCATGAATTTGGTCATGTTTATGACCGACTTGCTGATGGACAAGCTCCTGCCTTTTCAGAGCGTCCAGAGTTTCAAAAGATATTAGAAGCTTATAATAATGAAGTTGATAAGTCAGACCTTATTGGTCATAGCAAAGATGAAATGACTTATCGTGAGTATTTAAAAGAACCAACAGAAGTATTTGCACGCTTATTTCAGGCTCATTATTTAAAAGAGTTGGGGACAGACCCTTTAACTGAAATGAGAGCTGTTTCTGTAGGCGAAATTATTGCCAATCAAATGATATTTGAATATCCTGAAATCACACAGTATTTCACTGACCATATTCCTCATATCACTTACGAATCAAGTAGAGCCTTTAAAGAATGTTTAGATTATATTGAAGCAGACATAGAGTCAGTCATCAACTTAAAATGAAAAGCCTTGACATAGGCTTTTTTTCATGGTATAATAGAGGTAGATGAAAAATTATAGTAGGAACATAGGTAAACAATGAGATTATTACAATTAGTAAAAGAGCGTACTAAAAAAGCACTCAACATGACTGATGTGCAATTAGACGCTATTATCAACGAGGATAAATCCTCACTACATGACCCATTTTTATATGACGGTATGGAGACTTTGATTGACCTCTTATACGAGTTCAAATTGAAACAAGACCAAGACCCGTCACTATTGTTGATTATTGACACAGACTATGATACTGACGGTGTTATGTCAGCAGCCGTATTGTCTGCAGCCTTAGATGTCTTTAATATCAATTATAGGGTTTATGTACCCTCAATGAATGACGGTTATGGACTTAATGTCAATGCTGTCAATGAAATGAAAGAATTATTTGAAAATGAAGACTACACAATCAGCATGATTTTAACAGCTGACAATGGAACCAACGCAATCGAAGGTGTTGCTCATGCAAACGCTTTGGGTATTGATGTTCTGGTCACTGACCACCACTTAGGCGGAAACCAATATGCTGACGCTAAAGTCATTGTCAACCCAAACAAAATCATGCCTAATGGTGAAGCTGAACCATATCCATTCAAAGGCAATGCTGGTGCTGCTGTAGCATGGAAAACAGCTCAAGCCTATGCGCAAAAATACAAACCTGAAGCAATTGACTTAATTGATGATTTAATTGTCTTTGCTGGTATGGCGAATGTTGCCGACGTAATGCCAATTATTGATGAAAATCATTATATGGTACGTAAGGCTGTTGAAGAGTTGAAACGTTTAACACGTATTCGCCTCATGTATGGTGATAGCCCATCAGCCTATGACGATATTAAATCAACACCATATACACATTACAACTCTGTATTTTATGGATTATATGATTTAATCAAACTCTTACAAGAGTTCAAAGACGAAAAACGTCTATCGGCAGGGAAGAAATCAATTCCACTACCAGATGATGAAGAACTAATCTCTTGGTATTTATCACCAATGATTAATGCACCAAGACGTATTCATGCATCATCACGTGAAGCAATGTTAGCCTTATTAGCGCCACACGTTTCAACACGTATGGACAACATTAAGGCGATGATTTCCATGAATGAGTTAAAATCAAAACTTCGTAATGATGTTTTAGACTCATTAGATTATTCAGAACTATACCCAAAAGCAGGTAACGTACTGTTTGTTAATGCTCAACATGGTATTTCTGGTCTTGTGGCTGGTCAAGTTGCTGAAAAGACAAAAAGTGCAACAATTGTATTTGCATTACCAACACAATTACCACAACGTGTTTATAGTTATCATGAGTTTGATACTCGTTTTGACAAGGATACACTTGTAATTGGAGCATCTGCACGGTCAAACCCATTACAACCATTAAATGTCATTGTTGAACGAATTATGAAAAAGAATCCAGACATTGTTGTTGGCGGTGGTGGACACGCAGCCGCAGCAGGCTATTCTATTCGTTACAAATACTTAGAAGAATTTGCTCTTGAATTTGACAAAGTGGCTGCTGAAGTCAAAGCTGAAATGATTGCAGCTCAAAAGGCTGCTGTCAAGACTGGAGAAGTAACATTAGTGCCGGAAAACGTTGTCAAACTAGGTTTTGTAGACATAAGTGAAACACTTGATTATGTTGGTTATAATGTAACAAATGCTCCAAATCTAAGAGATGAAATGTTAGAAGTTCTTGATTTCCAACAAGGTCTCAAACCATTTGGTAAAGACTTCAATGGTCAGACAACTTTTGTAATGGACTTAAACCCATTAGAGTTGACTAAACCACAATACAATTTGAATCTTGCCTTTTGGAAAACATTCAAATTCAACATTAATGGTGTTGATGTGATTACTTTCAACACGGATTTAGGTGATTTAGTCAAAGACCGAATTGCGACCAAAAATGATACAATTATCCCTGTTACTGCTGAATTAAAAATCAACGAGTATCAAGGACGTATCACACCACAATTGATTCTAAATTAAAAAGACATGGAATTCCATGTCTTTTATTTTTCCATAAATTCTTGAGTCAATTGAGCTAGTTTTTCACGGAACTCATCAGACTCTAACAATTTCTTGGTCACATCTTCAATTTCTTGTTTGTCTTCAACAGGTTTGTCTTCAACAGGTTTGTCTTCAACATGTTTGTGTTCCCCATTTTGAGCTTCTTTAATACGAGCATCACGGGCACGACGAGACTCACCATATTCTTCTTGCCAAGCCACTTTAGACTTGTCAGTATAAGCTGGTTCGCCATTTAACAATAGTGGAATTGGCTTAACAGCCTCACGCATTGGGAACAATTGGTCAGGAGAACCAAAGTGAATTCCCATATCGTTTAGCGTTATTTTACCATTATGAATTGCTAGTAAAGCATCATCAATACCTTTTTGCTCAGGATTCCATGACAACACCGAAATGTTAGACCATTGAGCTAATTCTTTGTATGCTCCATGAATCCCACGACAAACGTCTAAGTTCGTACGTCCATCAGCATCCATGGCAATATAAGTCCCATCAATTTTTAGGTCAGTATCATTATAGATTTTAGAAACAGATGACACGAACTTCGCAGCAACACCCGGTACTTGTGCAACAATGACACCACGGTCACCAGCGATTTTATCAGCAAAGGACTTGCCTGTAGAGTCTGTCACGTCAATGTACTTAGCCGTAATCATACCCTTAAGAGCACCTTCGGCAACCAGAACCACATAGGAGTCACAACCGTTTTTAGGTTCACGAGCCATAATGAAACCTGCATTTGAAGGTGTTACGGTATCACGAACTTCTGTTGTACCAGTCATTGCACCCGGATTAGGCCAAATATATTTGGAACTAGGTAGTACAGAAATCTTATCCATAATTTCAGGAACATCATAACCACGTTCAAGAAGAACAGGTTTGACGTCTTGTTTGACATGAGTGTTAAAGGTTCCCTTAGCATCACGCCAAGTTTGTTTATCATTATCACCCGCAACAGCTTGAAGATTCGTTTCTTTGCCGTCTTTAAATTTGAATTTGTAGACTTTAGACTTTTTGTCTAAATATTCACTACTTTGAATGGTACGACCATCAGCAGCAAATGCTTTCAGTTTCACATTTGTTTTAGAGACATCGGAACCGATTTGAAACTTAGCAAATTCACCCTTAACATTACGCATTGGAATAACATATCCCGGCATACCCTCAGTACGTAGTGCTACAATATTATAGTCTAACGGTTTACCTTTATAGAAGAGTTCAACATCTTGTACTTTTTTAGCTGAAATACCCGGCATACCGACCATGTCGTCACCCATCAGACCGGGAGCCACATTCAAACCTGAACGCCATGAGAACATATCTTTCAAGTCTTCATCATCTAAACCACGACTAGGGTCTTTCAAAATAGCCACATGATTAGCGCCATATTTACCATTTGATAAGGGCATAAAGGCTGAAAACTTTTGAAACAGTTCAGCTTGATGATGTTGCCAAGCATATTCATCACCAAATGATTCAAATTTTTCTAAAATATCTTCATCTTTTGGTGCGTATAAATCCATTTTATAGAACTCTGAATAATCAGGGTTCATTAGATACATTTTATCATTATAACGATTAAACACATTCAGGTTTGCATTTAACGCATCTTTATACAATGTATTTAATTTAATTTGTAAGGAGCTCAGTTTAGCTTTATCAGCATTGACTGCAGAGTCATCAAAAGTGACCATTACATAGTCAAACTGTTGTGAGCCAAAAGCGGCACCTGTTAAATCTTTAAATTTCTTCCAATTCCCATCAGTATCGATGTGAATGGTTTCAGAATTAACTTGTTCGACCTTTTTACTGCCATCAGCTGTAAAACGAACAATTAACGGATTCTTATATTCCATTAAAAACACCTCATATATAATCTAATTCTATTATATCATAAAAGTCAAAATAAGGCAAACCTCAAAACATAAATCCTTGACAAAACAGCTTTTATATGATATAATAAGATATAGAAATGTCTTAATGACTAAGGAGAAACAATGTTAGCCGATAACGTATTAGAAAATTGCGAAAAATTAAACTACAACTTAGAAGAAGTTGCAGAACATGAATTGAACACTCAAGCCCGAGCAATGGGTTATGAACCGATTGGATATGCCAACACTTACGACGACGGAAGTAAAGGTATTCTTATTCAAATGCCTGAAGGACACAATAAATACAACAATGGTGTTTATATGTTCCACTTAACAGCTGATGGACAATATCTTTTAGAGGTTGTTGTACCAAACTCAGCAGATAAAGGTAATCTCATTCGACATCTTGTTGGCGAAATCACAACATTTGTTGAAAATCTGGACACCAGTGATTTGGATACTTATGACTTTGCTGAAGTTTATGGTTTTGTAATCGCAAATACTGTTGTGAAACATTTAGCAAGAGCAATGTTCCCAGAAGACAAAGACCAACAACAACATTTCACTATGATTTACCTTTCACGTTTCTTAGCTCACGTTGCTCAAATTCACGCTGGTGACGAAAACATTCGTGAAGAAGCTGTAAACAGTGACCCATATCTCTTTAAAATGGCAATGTTGGGCATTGCTGAAGAAGACTTAAACCTAGAAGCAAGTGAGGATTCAGATGCTACTGTATAATCTTGAACGTATGTGGGATAATATCCCATCAGTTAGCCAATTAGCAAAGAAATATCAAGTTTCTGAATTTATTATTATTGGTATCTTATTGTTTTTGTCAGTGGCAAGCATCTTTTTCCCAAGCTTTGTTGGGCAATTCGCAGGCTATTGGGTAACCTTGCTTATTAAAATTGCTTGTGAAATTGCATGGTTATATTTGCTCATTATTACGGTAAAAGACTGGTCATCTAAAATTGCACGCAAAATAATGTATGTCATATTGTTTCTCGTGGCAGGATTTAGTTTAGTAGCTGTTTCACCACTTGGTACATGGGCATCAACACCTGATAAATTCGATGAAAAAGTGACCTATGTTACATATGATATGTCATGCCCATATTGCAGAAAAGCGCATTTGTCAACTAAAGCAGCAATTAGTATGTATAACAGTACACACGGAAACAAAATTGTTTTAGTAGACCTAGCACAAGACAGTAAAATTGCTAAAGAATTAAAGAAACGTATTACCTATAAGGGTACAATTCTGAATGTCAGTCACAACAAACAAGGGACTTATACCTTACGTGACGAAAAGAAAAAACCAAAGAGCCCATCACCTGAATATATCTGGGAATTGTTAAAGACTTATAATGATTGATGTATATACTGATGGTTCAAGTCGACATGATGGACATCGTTGGATAGGCGCATATGCATTTGCTGTATACGTCGATGGGCAATTATCCCATGAAGAGTCAGAGTTGATTATACCACTAACAAATAATGGTAGTGAATTGATAGCAGTGATGAAAGCCTTATATCATTGCTATCATCATTACCCAAATCAGGAAATTCGAATCCATACCGATTCACAATATGTATTATATGGTGACGCCAGAGATAAAAAGCATCCACTTGGTACTAATACTAAAATTTGGAAACTTTATTATCAAATGCGTGACCAAATGAACTTTACTTTATCACATGTTAAAGCTCATGCTAACAACAAGAGGAATAACCATGTTGATAAAGTCGCACGACACACATTAAGAAAATATTTCAAACATGCTTAAAGATACACATAAAGCCTTTGCAACCAGTTTTGCAACGGCTTCTATTATAGGTCAGACTCTTGTTAATAAAACATTTGACCTACAAAATCCATTATATGACGGCAATCATATTATCGAATTACTTGTCATCGTTGGTGTTGCCTATGTTACAGCAACTCTACCAGACTTAGATGAAATAGCCAAACGGCGACATATCCCATTTCTGAACAAAGTTGCCCACAGGGGTATTACCCATTCAGTTTGGCCCTTAATTCTATTGTTTTGGTTAGCCCATATTAGTCCAGAACTCATTTACCCATTCACCTATGGTTTAGCTTTGGGATATACCAGTCATTTAGTTGGTGATGCGTTTAGCGCTCAAGGTATTGCATGGTTTTATCCATTTCAAAAATATGAACAGTATGGCAAAAAGAAATGGGTGAAACACCGTGGCCCCTTTATCAAACTTTATAAAGTGGGGCAAAAGGTCTTAATCAATGCTAAATATTATTGGTATTTTGTCACATTTTGTTTATTTATTGTTTATATGTTGATTTGGAGGTAATATGCAGCGAAAACTATTAACATTTGCTAGTATCCCAGTACTTATAATCATCATTGTAGTAACGGCTCATTTATTAGGTCTTTTAGGGAACAAGGAAATGTTTGGTTTCCGTTACCAATTCGACTATGCTCAAGTTCGTTTACCTGACGGTCACATTGTTGAAGGTGAAATTTCAGCATGGGCGCGAGAGAACAAGACTGACTCTGTACGGGTCACCTTTAAAGACGGACATGAGTATTTTACCCACACAAGTAACATTGTTTTATATAATAGAGGTAAACATAACTAAAGATTTAAAAGACATTGACTATCAAGATTTTATTATCTGTATCAATGAAGACAATGATGACCATATCATTTACCAAGAAATAAAGGGTGATTATAAATACGCTCAATATTGGTCAAACAATTGGCGTAAAAATCATGCTCTACCATTAAGACGTAAACCCTTAACGGGTTTCAAACTTTATGTCAAAGCTGTACCTATCAGTCAAGATGAGTACAATGAGCTCGAACAACTGTATGAAGAATTAGCAAATTATTACAAGTCAGAGAAGCCGTGAGGCTTCTTTTGTCTTGACAAACAACCGAAAAGATGATATAATAGGAGTATGAAGAAATTAGTTTTAACAGCCTCATTACTGTTAATGACTAGTTCTCCCGTTTTTGCAGATGATGTAAAAACAGTTACCAATGAGATTAGTCAAGTCAAGAAACAGTTACATAAGGCGCAAGAGGAAGAAGAAAACCGTTCATGGTGGGATAACGTAGTAGCCTACTTCACCACCAGTGCTGATGAAGAAACAAAAGTTGAAAAATTAGAAAAGAAACTTGACAAACTAAAACGTCAAGAAAAGAACTTAAAAACGAAAAGTCTATCTAAACAAGTCAATGACCTGAATCAAACATCTCAACACAACATGGAGACTAAGAAACAGGCAGCGCTTAAAGCCAAAGAGGAAGCCCGTAAAGCCGAAGAAGCTAAAAAGGCTGAAGAAGCTCGTAAAGCCGAAGAAGCCAAAAAAGCTGAGGAAGCTAAAAAGGCTGAAGAAGCTAAAAAAGCCCAAAGAACACAAAAGTCTGAAACAACAACAGCGACACCGTCAACAGACCGTGACGTGAAATTTGGTGCTGATGGACTTTTAGTTATGGAAGCGACACAACGAGCTCAAAACGTCATTAACCAAATGTCAAATGGTACTGGACATGTGACCCACACACCTCAATTAGACGCCGAAATTGATGCCTTAACAGCAGCTGAAGCCGTTTATGTGATGTATAAAATTGAAGGCCCAGGCTTTGGTCAAACAGGTTCTGGTCATGCTGGTTATGATTCACCAGAGTCTCACAAAGCTTTCGTTGAGTTACAGTTAAATAATAGATTTCATGGAAGTATTCACGAGTTATTAAAACTATGGGGTACATTCCCATACGGAGGCTATTAAGGCCTCCTTTTTCAAAGGAGCACAGATGACAAAACCCTATGATATTCAGAAAAAGAAAAGAAAACGACAAAGACTCAAAACCATTTTCAAATGGTTTGCTTCAATTACAATTGTATTAGTAACTTTAGCAAGCCTTTTGGCCGTTATCTTTGTTCAAAACCATTTAAAGACCTTGCCGGATGTAAACAGTCAGCAACTCAACACATTTGGCCCAACAAAGATTTTAGACGACAGTGGTAATGTTATTTATCAAGACCCAGCCACACGATATACCGAAATGACCTATGAGCAAATCCCTGACCTTTATAAAAAAGGACTCATCGCAACTGAAGACAAATCCTTTTGGGAAAATAAGGGTATTTCTCTAAAAGCTCAAATCGTAATGATTTTAGGTTCTGTTTATTCAAAAATCAATAAGTCTTATCGCCCACGTGGTGGCTCAACCTTAACCCAACAATTGATAAAGAATAAATACTTCAATGGCGGACGAGGTGTAGATACGGTTACCCGTAAAATTCAAGAAATTCATTTATCCAGTCAAGTTGCTGAGAAATTTAGCAAAAAAGATATTTTGACTAAATATGTAAACTCTTTAGAATATTCTGAAGGTGCTACTGGCTTAGCAACCATTATGATGACTTATTTTGGCAAAACACCTGAACAATATTCTGAACGTACCGTTCAAAACATTGCAGAGCAAGCCTATTTGATTGGATTAGGTCAGGCTCCAAGTGGTTATAATCTTTATGAACATCCAGAAGACGCTCAAACACGTATGCGTACAGTGCTTAAAATTCTGTTAGATGAGGAACTTATCAGCAAGACCGAATATGAAGAAGCCAAGAATTACGATTTAACATCTAATTTACAGCCACGCTTCAGAGAATCAGAAGCTCAACGTCTTCAAAATTTGAAGTACAAAGTGTACACCGATGAAGTGTTAAACGAATTGTATCGCTTAGGTTATAACCCAAAAGACGCATCATTAACAGTTCATACATTTCTCAATCAAACAACCTTTGACAACATCACCAACACAGTTCGTAATTCCCAATATTATCAAGACGGCGAAGGTGGTTCTGAACAGGTTGGTGCCACGGTCATCAACTCCGATGGTATTGTTGTTGGTATGGTTGGAAGTCGTTATGCTGACGACGAATTAAACAGAGCAACACAGAACACTCGTAGTTCTGGTTCATCAACTAAGCCATTTACAGCCTATGCACCGCTGCTTCAATATTTTGGTAATCAATATAATACAGCAAGTAGTTTTTCAACAGCACCATATTTATATCCAGGCACAAGTGTTTATATGAACAACTATGGTAATTATACGTATGGTGTTCAAAACATTCAATATGCATTACGTATGTCACTTAACACACCTGTTGGACGTATTGATGATGAAATCTTAGGTTCCACACGTATGAAGAAATTCCTTAACGGTGTTGGATTAGACGTAAAAGCATCTTATTCATCTGTTGACGGTATTGGTATTAATATTTCAACACTACAAGCTGCAGCAGCCTATAACGCTATCAACAATGGTGGTGTCTATACAGAACCACGTTTCATTAACAAAATCACCTTTGTAGACAAAAGTGAAAAAGTTGTAGAACCAAAACGTGTTCAAGCCATGAACGCATCAACAGCCTTTGTTCTGGCACAAATGCTCAGAGGCGTTGTATCAGCCCCATACACAGCCAAAGAGGCCGCTATTCCTCAATACGAGGGTTATGCTGGTAAGACAGGTTCAGTAGCCTTAGACGCCACGTCAGGGGCTTATCCAGCGTATGGTATTGGTGGTTCTGATGTTTGGTATGACTCCATCACCAATGGTGGATATTCTATTTCTTTATGGTTTGGATATGATAAACCAAATGAGTCACCACAGGTTGCTGATGATTTCAAAGGCCCACAATGGTTGGGGCGTGATTTACAGTTGCAATTAAATGCTGGACGTAATGTCCCTAACTGGACACAACCACCAACTGTTTCATTTTTAGGCGGTTCTGGTTTCGATACTCATTGGGCTATTACAGACTCTGCAGATATTGATAGTTCGTTATCAACAGGTGTAGAAGTACCCGCAATCAGTGGAAACTATTCAATATTTAACACCATTAAAAGTGTAAATTCTCAATCAGATATCAAGAGTACATGGTCAAAAGACTTGACAGGTAAAGACAAACAACGTTTTGATTTTTATCAAATGACTCCAGACGAACTTGAGAATACCAATATTATCAATAGTTCCCTATATAATATTTTAGAGGATTAGTAATGAGTATAACACAATCACGTATTGATAAAGAAAATCGCAAAAAGAAAAAACGTAGCCGACGAGCTACAATTCTTATCACCTTAGTCAGTCTGGTTTTAACTGGGCTGGCTTTGGCTGGTACTTATCAAATTTACAAACAATGGTCAGATTCGAAATCCCAATGGGACAAATCTAGTTTCAAGGGTAAATTATCTGATTTGCCTGCTGAATTTGTTAAAAATAACATTTCAGCTGATATGGTTGATGATGTTAATTCATTGACTGATGTGACAAAAGTGTTAGATGAAGTCAAAGCCCATAAAGGTTTGTCATCGGCTAACATTGACAAAGCTCGTAAAGCTGTTTCACGAAGTGAGAAAATTCTCAAACATTATAAGTTAGAAACTGGTGAAGCTAAAACAGCTCAGGACTTATTATCTCTGTATATTAAAGTTTATGATGTAGAAACATCTGCTTACAGCAGTTTAGACAATCAAGCTTTATCGGATGTTATCACTCAAATTAGTTCACGTGTTATTTCCAACACAAACGATACTGATGAAGACATCTTAGACCGTTTGAACGCTATTGCAACAGACTACACAAATTTGAATACCTTTATTGACACCTATTTACCACAGTTTGGTATTATAGAAAATGGTGTAGCCAAAATCGACTTGTCTGTGACTGATGAAAGCACATCTGAAATGGTGACTTATATTGATAAGCACAAACTAACACGATTTAAGAATATTGACAATATCAATAAAATTCTCACAAGTGCAAGTTGGAAACAGGCTGTAAAACAGAACAAATATAAAAAAGACAAAGACACATGGGAAAATGCTAAGAAGATTTTTGAAGGTTTAACAAAATCTCAATATATCAAAGCATCCGATATTAAAACTTATGAAGACGCTCAAAATGCTGGGTTCTTAATTTCAGGAGATGAGCCTAAAACGGGTTATGTTGTAAGTAAAGACAGCAAAGTCAACTTCTTAAAAGTTGAGGATACAACTTTAAGTTCATATGTTTATATTAAAAAGGGTACTGTCGTAACCGCTGTCATTAGCCCTGAGTATAAACCAGACCCAACCTATTCAAGTTCATCATCTTCATCTAGTTCATCATCGTCTAGTTCATCCACCAGTTCAAGTTCTAGCACATCAAGTAGTCAAAAAGAGAATTAATCATTCTCTTTTTTTTGCAGTTTTGTATACACAAAACTGCTCCACGGGGCTTTGCCCCTAACCCCATTCATCTAACGAAGTAAATTGTGGCCTTACGAAAGGTGCATTACTTGACAAAATGCGAAAAGTATGATATAATAAAAGTGATAGACTTGAAACCGAAAGGGTTAAAAATATGAAGAAAATGTTACTTTGCGCCAGTATGGCTCTGTTGTTAGCAGCCTGCTCTGTTGACTCAATCAAACCAATGGTTGTTGACGGTTTAAAAACGGTCTTAACCACAAAAGCGAAAGTCACAACAGCTATGGTTCCAAATGGAGACACAAGTGTCACGATTAATGGTGAACAAATCACTGTTAAACAAGAGACATTTGATACAATACGTACCCTCATCAATACTGACAGTCAAATCCAACAAAACGTTGTTGACTTAGTTGGTTCACAAATTACTGATGAAAATATCGCCAAAATCGCATATTTTGTAGAAAAATATCAAATCAATCCAAAAGACTTATTGGAATCATTGAAAGGTTAATATGATTTTACTTATCCTACTTATTTGTGCACTAATCAGCATCATCGGCATCATTAAAGGTTGCCTACGAGGACTTTTGTCTATTATTCTCATTGGAGCAATTGCTGGAATTGCATGGCATTTCTATCAACACCGTGACCAAAATCCTGTTGAAAACATTCAGCAAATCATCCAAAACAAGACACAAGAAACACAAGCGCCCGCAAGTCAAACAGATTACTATGTTGACCGTTTGAATGATGAAACAGAATCGACAACAGACGAATTTGGAAATCCATTAGGTTCAGCTCAATTTGGTGCTAAATTTGTTGTTGGCAGTCCTGACGAACTAGGCCGACCAACATTTGCTCATATCCTTGTATCAGATGCACAAGAACCGGGTCAAAACGGTTTGAAACGTGCTGGAAAAATCAATACAAATCCTGCTGGTTGGCGCAATTATAAGCTCAAGAACAACTGGGCTAATGACCGTACCCATATGGTAGGTTACCAATTCTCAGGTGTAAATGATTATTATGATAACTTAGTAACGGCAACACGATATCTCAATCGTGGTGTTGAAGGTAATGGTACCGATGAAAACAACCCTGACGGTATGTTGTACTATGAACAACGTTTAGATTCTTGGTTATCAACACATCCAAATTACCGCTTAGACTACTATGTGAAACCTTTATATGAAGGTAATGGTCTAATTTTAAAACAAATGTACATGCAATGGGTTGGCGTTGATGAAAACGGCAACACAATTCCAATTGAAATTGGTGGACATTCACAAGCGACAAATGGTGACGCTCGTTATGTTCTATTAACAAATCAATCACCATCATACAATATTGACTATCAAACAGGTCAAGTAACTCTAAAATAGAAACGAGGTGCCAGAACTCAGGCTCTGGACATAACTTATGAGAAGCAACTTACTGAATATCCCTATGACGGATGTTCACTTTGAAAATGAACATTTTAGTGTTGTCTTAATGACTTATAAAAAGAAAAAAGACATCACTACAGCTTATTTTGACTCTATGTCTTATGAGCTAACAGAATTTCTTGACCGTATGAAATTCATGAAACCTTACGACATTAAAATCGTCTTTGTTGATGACAAATCTGGAGACAAAAACCCCGACTTCAAAGACGATAATGTTCGTACTCGTGGTTTCTTCTTACGGCATGAAACCAAATATGAAGTACCAAACACCCTGAGTCCTATGCTTGCTACTGATAACAACTTACATATCAGTATGTATTCAACAGGTTCTATTGTCCATGAATTTGGACATGCTGTAAACTATGTTGGTAAACCTGACAATAATGGTGTTTATCATGACTTATCTGACTATTCTGATTTTACTCCAATTTATAATGAGTATTTAAAAGAATTAGATGCCTTATGGGGCCCATATGATTATGACCGAGCCTATTATTCAACACGTGATGAAGCATGGGCAGCAGGTTTCAACATTTATTACAATGCAAGTTTTAAAAACACAAAACTAACGCAAAGTAATCCTAAAATTCGTGAACGTGCCATGGAAAACGTAATGAAAAAGAATAAAGAACTCTTTTTCACCTATTACGCTCAAAATGTTCCTGAATTAGAAGCTGTCTATCGCAACGAACAAGCTGTTATAGAAGAAAACGGTATTCGTTTTGCCGGCTGGTCTGAACGAGGATATGCTTATCAAAATATTGATACTGATGAAATTATGTATTTAGATGAGTATCAAGATGTTGTCAACACAATTCTACGTGACATCGTAGACCCAGAACAATTAGAAATGTAGAAGAGTCAACCTCTTCTTTTTTTGGAGATTATTGATGATTACTCTTTATGTAAAAAACCCAACAAATTTGAACAAGGCTGAACGCCAAGCTCGCAAATTTTTATTTGAACACAATGGCGAAGACAATGTGGAAGTGTGTCCTCAAACAGCCGTCTCGAAAGAACTACTTGTTCAACTCTTACAAGAATACGGTTCCTATGCAAAGATTTTGACCCGACAAGGTCATGAAACACATGCCGATAAAACATTTTCACAAATCCTCACATGTGTACAAAATGACACAATTCGTCTGAAACTACCTATCATTGTTAATGGTAACAAAGTTGCTAATGGTGTAAAGGATTTGCGACGATTTGTAACCAGACAACAACGCCTCTTGCAAGCTAGTGAACTATGTGCCACAGCTGTTGAATTATGTGGTTTAGCGGAGGAAGATGAAGATGTCTTTGAATAAACTAGCATCCCAAAAAGCCGTGCTCAGCTTTGCTGAAACCATTAACAAAAACACGAAAATCACATATGGCGAAATGATAAATGAAAGTCTACGATTTTCTATTTATGTTGATGACGCCTTATTTTTCACAGGAAATGTTTTACTGAAAGACATTTACCAAAAAGAAAATTTGAAAGAGAAAACAAAATATACTACCGAAGTAAAAGTAGGTAACATTTCATATGTTATCTACCAAACATATGACGCTTATGACAAATAAACCAAGTTACTTACAACTCGTGACAGGAAATGTCACACCTGATGAGCTCAAACAGCTCAAAGGAATTAAAACCACATTAGTCGAGGTTCCAAATGGATTTAATAGCCCAACTAATTCAAAACAAGAAAAACGTAAATAATGTCTTAGAAACTTTAAGTCTTCTATTTGATGAAATTATCAAATATGAAAAATTATCAAAGTCACCTAAGTTTAAAAACATTGCAGAGTCTACAGTCTTACAGAAACAGTTGCCAACAATTTGGAGCTGTTTTAATGGTGAAACACAAAATATGTCAGCGTTTGAGCAGGCGATTGCAATTGTGCAAAATATTTCTGACCAACCATTACAAATCTTTATTGATTTTAATGAACATTACTCAAAACGTGACCGTCGAAATTTGACCATTATTGGTAATGTTAACCAAACACAATACAACTTTTTGGAATATTCTCAATTGCCAGCCAATTTTGACTTTGACTCAAACACCCTGTATTTATTAAATGACGCACCGAATGAAAACGAACAATATTTAGTCATTGTCACTGGTGATAATAAAGTCATTAATATATACACTGGTTTGATTGGTCGAACTCAAAACGAAGTCTATTCTTATAAACCATACACATTTGTTGAAAATGGAAAAACATTAACACTGTACACCTATTCTTTATTAGGAAATAATGATTATCCATTCGCTGAAATTGTTGATGACATCACAATTCCTGTTCGTATGCCTAATAGTTCAAGTTTCAAATTTGGAAATCGAATTTATCAAATGACTCCGGAACAAGAAGCGGAATATGATATGGCAAAGATGAACACCAAGACCTTTGCACCATTTATAATGAAAATCTATGCAGAAATTAACTAACTTACCTGAAAACATCAAAGACCAATTCAAGACAGCCCATCAAAAAGCTTTGATGGCTGTTTTGCGTGGTAAAAAAGATTCAGTCATCATCCCAGCACACGTTGTGAAAATGCGTATTAAAATGGGAGACACAGAACAAGTCACAGATACGATTATTCCTGACCTTGCTGTATATCTTAGTGATAACTCAGGCGATATAATTTACCGTGACAACATTGTCTATCGCATTGCCCGTAATAACACACCATTTCCAATGGCTCATGTCTATTCATCATCTGGTTACTTGTGTTTAGGTTCAATTTTTGTACCAAGCCAATTACCAAGAGAAGCGATTATGACGCCATTAGAAACTCTGTTTCTTCATAATGACCGTATTATGCATGGGAATCCACAATTGCCAATATCTAAAGAACAAAGACAAGAATTGGAAGAAGCTGTTTTATATTATTTCCCACAATGTCCAATTAACTTTAATGAGGATTTTCTTCGTGAAGATACCGTTTGGAAATTGGGAAATTATGTATTAGAAAACGCTGAAAACAGAGAAATCGCTGTCGAAATTATGCAACATTTCTTCAAGATTATTTTTGCACGAGAGGATAATTAATATTGAAATATTTATCAATCGCACGTTTATTTTCTGAATTTAAACGCAAATACAAAAAACAGATTGCAATGAAAGAGACCTATCATGAAATCGAAAAACATGATAGTTTTCATATAGCGACACGTTCATACGCTGAACCTTATATTCAACCAACTATGTATACATACGATGGACTCAAATATCGCATGATTAATACTGAAAGTTATGGTTGGCAATATGTTCGTAACATCACGGAAGCTCAATTGCCAAAAAACACCAACAATTATTACTTCATTGAAGGTGAAACCATTTCAGAATATGTTGAACTGACCAAAGATTTCATGGCAATATTGAATCGTGTAATCTACAACTTGTCCCGTGAGTTATATGAAAAAGAAGCTGAAGAAGACCTCTTTGCTTTTTTAGACGCATCTGCTATTGAATCTGATGAATTAACAGACGAAATCAAAGCTGTCTTATATGATACAACAACAACCAGCGCCACCATTACGATGATGAAACATGGTTTGGCGTATTTGAATGCTTCTAACGCTAAATTATCACGTTGGTTTGATTATGTTGATTCGTGTTACTACACAAATCGTAATGATATTGTATCAATGGCTTTGGTTCATGTATATACACAATATGCTGATTTATCCTATGAGGATATTGAAGAAATTCAAGATTCCATGGGTGTCTTTAACATTTCAACATGGTTTAAAGAAACCGACCGACAATTACATAATCAGCATTATGCTCAGTATCAAAACTTGTTACGAAGTAAAGCAAACACACTAGCAAATGAATCTATGATTGTACCTGTATCAGAATATTTTGCACGTGAAGGGTTAGAAAACCCAACAGTTGTTCTTGAAATGAAAGGATTATCATGGGATTAAGAGACGCTAATAAAATTTTAAAACGAATCCGTGTCAATGGATTTTATCTTGAAAACGGTATGTATAAGATTGACGTTGAAAAGTTGACTGAAAGTGTAGCCGAAATGAAAATGCTTTTCAACGCTTCATTTCAACCAAACAATGACACCCACGCTCAAATGGCTGTGGAATTTTTTGAGTATTTAGACACCTTTGTGGAAAACATGTCACAACTTGAGATTTCAGAATACGATTTCCAACAGTATCAAGACTATAAAAAAGCATCAGCAACCATTAAAGAATATCAAAATCTTCTTTTAGGTGTAAGATGTGCATTAGTTCCTTTGGATATTCATAACGAAACCTTTAATGACCTGTTTACTGATTACAATGGGGAAACACGCAAACAAACAGTTCTGAACAAACGAAATCCATTTTCAGATATTACAATTGAAAATCAACAGTATCTATATTCTGACGGAGAACAGTTCCATACCTTATCATTTGTGACAGGTCACACCCTGACAAAAATCACAACAGAAAATGACACATCTGTTTTAGCGTTACAACCCGGATTTAAAATCGCCAAAAGTGTTGAACGCAAAGCAATCAATGATTCTGGAACAATCGCCATGGATGATACTTTAACTACACCAATTCAAGAAACCGAATTGGGACATGAATTATTCTATATTTAGGTGAATATGTTAACAAAACTTCTTATTAATCGATGTGAAACAAACGACATCTTCGCCAACATGATTGTTGGTGTAGATGAAGTTACAAATGTACCCGGTGCATCTGCTGAAGCTGAGCAAGTAAAAGAAATTCAAAAAACTACAGTATTAGGTTTAATTGAACGTAATACAAATCGTATCTATCACGTAAACTGGTTAGTAGACCCCAACACGGTTAAATATGAACGTATAGTGGTTTATTTACCAACAGCTAATTATTATCGTAAACGCTATGATATTGATTTACAAACAACGGAATATGGTCTAGTCGAAAATCCAACAACCGTAGACACCGTTTGGGACGTTGTTGAACAATTTTATGCTAAAGAGTCATTTGCTTTTGTTAATGAAGACCACTATGACCAGTATGTGGATATTCAAAAAGCCATTGAAAATATCCGTAATCTTATCAAAGCGTATCCTATGTATGAAAATATTATGTTGGATACTGAAAACGGACTCAAAGCCTATAATGTCTTGTCAATTTTGACTTATTTAGACGAACACGAACGTTGGGCTATGATTCGTGCTCTTAAATACAGCCGTGGAAGTGTTGCTGTACAACAACGTATTGCTGAAAAAATCATTTCTAAAATCAAGGTTGAAAATGGTCGTGACCTCTTAACTCAAGAGCAACAAGTTGAAACCTTTATTGAGTTTTCAAAACAACGTCGTTCAGACAAAGAAGAAAAAGTATCAGACGAACTAATTGAAAAAATTGAAAATTCACCTATGTATGAAATTGTTAAGGAAAAATTAGGAAATCATGGTTTCCTCTTATCTCCAACACAACAATTTAACGTACTGCAACAAGTTGGACTCTTGTCACAACAAGGTGAAAATCTTGTTTATAATCTTAGTGATATGGGTTCTGGTAAAACTCTTATGACTGTTGAGTCTATTTTCTTACTTGATTTGAAAATGGCTGACAGTTTTCCATTAGAAAATGTTGCTGAAATTCGTCTACCAAACAAGCATTTAATTGCTCCAAAATTGTCTGTTAAATCTTCATGGATTAAGACCTTTGAACTTTTCTATGATGTAGAAGAGGTCAGTAACATTGAATACAACTTATCCTTTGAATACAATGGTAAAGTCTATAAATCAAAAGTCTTAGCATCGCCATTCACCGTTAAAAGTAATGCAATTGTAGTAGACCAACCTTTGCCAGAGTCAAAATATCTCCGTGAAATTCAAGAATATTTAATTATTGATGAAATTCACCAACTAGTTCAAAAATCCATTTCACGTACCAAGTTTTTCCCTAAAGGTGTAAACCCAGCAACAAGTTATAAGTCCTTTATCTTATCAGGTACCTTATCAAACTTGACCACAACTCAATGGTATCATTATATCCGCTTAATGGACATTGAGCATCCACATCACACCTTACGTCAATCAAATTCAGGTATCAGCTCATCACTTGTCAAACGGGAAAAAGATTTAGCGGATTCTATCAAGCAATCAGCTGAAGGTTTAGCTGAACACCAACACCGTTATTTTGACCCTGAAAACTTGACGGACAAATTTGAACCTATCACACATGTAACCAAATCTAATATTGAAAACTTGTATCATCATTTGTTCTCAAGTTTGGTTCTCAATGTTCGTGAGAATCATTATGAGAAAATCGAAGATGTTTTGACTGAAAAACAATTTGGTTTACGTTATGCACCTGAGTTATCAGACACACCTAACTTTGAGTTGTTCTATAACCTTGTAGGTGACAAAGCAATTACCGCTCAGTCATTGCAAATTGCTGAAGAACTCTTTGGTGAACAAAAGACACAACATAAGGCTGATGTTATTAAAACCACATCTCCATTGACGGCTGAAGACTTAGAAATCTTGAAGACACTTCATAAGATTACAGCAGACCATGCTATTTATAAGTCTAAAGTCATCGCCAATCGTATTAACAATGCAATTTTGAATCTCAATGACGGTTTGCAACAGAAAAACGTCTATGATTTAATTTCACAATTCGCAAGCAACAATACACGTTTCTTAGAGTATTTGACAACACTTGATTTGAATATTTTGGAAAAACTTCCTCAATCAAATCTGATTGACTTGCCAGAACTTAAAGATACTGAAAAGTTTGCAATTTTGAAAGACATTTTAGCAAATGAACCCGATGAAACACATCTCATCGTTGTGAACGATTACAACGCTATGGTACAATTATCTAAAGCTTTAGACCTAGACCATTTGAGTGTGAAACAAGTTCGTGACGCCTTATCTTATCAAGACTCATTAGATGAAATGTTTGAAAAACAAAGCGTTGTTGTTGTGCCACAAGACATGATTAAATCATCTCTTGACTTGGTTCAAGCCAATCGTTTGATTCAATATCAATTGAACTCTGAGATTTCGGATATTATTCAAACTCAAAACCGTATCAACCGTATCGGTCAAACCCGTGAGACAAAAGCTTATTATATCGCAACAGACGTACTGCAAGAAAACTTGATTGAGTTGTTCTTAGAAACATACCGAAATATCAAAGTAGCCCACAAGGGTATTGTGGAACTCTTTGTTGATATGAGCAGTCAAATCAACGTGGTTAATGACTATATTGGAAAAGCTCTGAAGTCAGCAACAGTTGACACAGAACCCCTTGGTCAATTATCTCTGTTTGATGAAACGCCATACATTGTGGACGTTGAAGAAACAGAAGATATCGAACAAGAAGAAACTGTTTATAATCATCCAGCCCAACTAGTTTTATTCTCATTTGATGACGACTATAAGGCTCATCAATTCGCCATATAAGGCACTCATTCCCCCCCGCGCCGCGCCCGGGCCGCTAATGGGGACAAGTCCCCAGACCCCTTAATAAATCATGAATTTACAAAAAGGAGTCAACTACATGAAAATCACACGAGAATTTGTAAGCCAACTGAATTTACAACCAGAGTCAATCTATCGTATTTGGTTGACAAATAATAATATTCCACATTTGTGTGAGTATTTCAAAAAGCATTCAAATGAATTCACATGGTGCGATGGTGAACCTTTAGACGATGAATTTTTAAAAGATGACCGTGTGTTAACATTAAGAGGTAGACGTTCAACGTTTCTCAAAAAAACTGACTGTTCACATGTCAACAATGTTGTGGATTTTGTGTTCACAGACTATTAAGTAAGGAGACTACAATGAAAATGTCAAACAAAGAAATTCTTGAAACATTTCCAAAACAATATGTGACTACTTCAGGTTTAATATTTGATAAAACACCTATTGTTATCACAGATGACAATATCGCTTATTGGCAAGAATATTTTAAAAAGATTCCTTTGAAATGGGCGTCTGGTGAGAAGATTTTAGAACATCCAAATTTCACATCAAATATTCTACTAAGAAAACAACCAGACGAAACATGTAAGTACATCACCCTTGAGCAACTCTACAACGACCCTGACATCTATGACATGTATCATAAAGCGATTAACTACATCATTATTGATTATTAACAGACAATTCGAAAGGTGACAACATCCAATGATTATTTCAAACATTTTAACCACAAATGATTTTTCACATTTAGGGGCAACGCTTGATAAGTTATGTAAACGTATCAAACAAAACGCTGAAACTCTTATTGACATCACAACAGAACCGTTTGGACGTGGTGACAGTCTGGTGTCTGCCCACAACACCATGTATGAAAAATATGAATTTGACCAAATCGTCAAAGGTCATACTGTGAAAATTTATCAAACCAGCACTCAAGATTTGCTTGTTGTGAATATTGAAAACAATATTCCAGACGCTTTCATTATCACAAAATCGAATAAGGTCAATGACACCAACCATGTTAGTGGTTATACCTTTAAACCGTTTACTGATTTCACCAATGACTACACATCTAAAGTTGTACAACGTCTGTTGGGAACATCAGGCAGTCATTATGTGATTGAAAAAGTTGTAGGTACAAGTTTCCGTGAACAGCCAAGTTTTCATGAGTTTGGTGGTGAACTTCAGGATGTCAATAATGTCCCAATTCGTAAAATGAAGGCTCTATTGTTGCCTGAACCAGAAAACCCATATGACCCAAATGCTATCAAGGTTGTTGCACCTCTAGCAAATGGCTCAGCACATCACTTAGGATACCTTGGTAAAAATGGTGAACTTTATGGCACTATCAAAAAGCCAACAGCGGTTGAGTTGGCAGTTATTGATTATCCAAGCGTTGGTAACTATGCAATTTCTTACGAAATCCGTTATTTGAAAGGTGAATAAATGATTTTTCATGAATTAGCACAAGCCTTGGACAAAAAAGTCCAAACACTTTTATCAAGTGGTAAAACACTTGTCCGCTCAAGCATTTCTGGTGACGAACTTTGGGACTTGTATTTGGAGTCTATTCCTGCTGAACACAACCAAATCTTCCGTCAACGTCGTTATTATGACGCCAACTATGACAAAAACTACATCCGCCGTATTGGTGGTCTCATGGTCATCAACAATGGTCAATTAGAATCTATTTGGGATATTCAAGTTGATTCTTATTTTGGCCCGGTAGTAGAAAAGCTTTCAGAAGCTGTTAAGTCAGCTCCAATTCAAAGTTATTTCTTGGAAAAAGAACCTGTTGCTGGTCATCAACCAAGTGTTGATAACTATGACGAAAGTATTGTATGGGAACATTTCTACATTCGATTACCAAAAGAATTTGTCAAAGTCAATCGTGCTGAAATTCTTGGTGAACAAGAAGCAACCAAACAAGTTCTTGAACGTTCAATGAACGAAGTAGACCTCAATGACCTTGAATTAGTAATTGACCTTATTCAAGATAACAACCTCTATCGTGGTCTTGAACATTTGAAGACACTTCAAACATGGTTAGAATTGAAACTAGCCTATGACCAAGTTGAAAACAAAGACATTTGGTTGTGGGATACAGCCTTTAAATTTGGCCCACGTGTTCGTTTCCGTAACACTGTAATTGGTACACTTTTGACTGACCTTTTCGAAGGTGTAGACCTTGAGCGTGCTGTTTCAGCCTTTGAAACACGTGTAGCACCTCAAAACTACAAGCGTACACAAGCTCTTGTTACACCACGTCAAATTGAAGACGCTAAAGCCAAACTAGCAGAACTTGGATATCTTGACTCTGTTCATCGTCAAGTTGCAACAGAAACAGACATCCCAACGCAACATGTTCTCTTCCGTACAACAGAAACAAAAAACCTGAATGTCTTTGATGAATTATCTGACGAAATGGCGAAATCAACTGCAAAAATTGACATCGCTAAAGCAAAAGACGTGACCATGGAAGAATTTCTGACATCACTTCCAGATTTGTCTAAGGTTGAGTTGTTGCCAACCAAGCACATTTTCAAAAACCAAGTTGCCTTGACCAAAGGTACAGGTGGTCAGAATATGTTTGCGTGGGATAATGACTTTGCATGGACGTATCTGAATTCTGATACAACTGACGCCATTCGTGAAAAAGTCAAAGCCGCTGGTGGTAATGTCACAGGTGATGTTCGTTTCAGCTTAGCGTGGTACAACCATGATGACTTAGACCTACATGCTCTAACACCAAATGGGGAAATCTATTATGGACGTAAGCATGTAGCTGGTGGTCATTTGGATGTTGATATGAATGCTGGACGAGGCACAACTCGTGAACCAGTTGAAAACATCGTATGGGCTAATGTATCAGACATGCCAAATGGTCGCTATGACATATTTGTTGACCAATTTGCTCAACGTGAAAACACAGGACTTGGTTTCCAACTCCAGTTAGAAATTCAAGGTCAAATCCGAACGTTTTCATATGACCAAAAGGTTGACCATTACTTCCGTCGTCACAAACTTGTCACCTTTAAGAAATCTGGTTCAAGTGTTGAAATCGAACACATTTCAGAACTTCTTAAAGAAGAACTCGTAACCGCTGACGCCTTTGTAGAAGTCAAACGGCTCTACACATCACCAAACTATTGGACATCACAAGTGGGTAATAAACATTACATCTTTGAAACAGAAGATGTTGAAATCACTGAACCAATTCGTGGTTTCTTTAATGAATATTTAGAACCACGTCTAGTACCGCATCGCAAAGTCTTTGAATTGTTAGGTTCCCGTTTGAAGATTTCAGAGAACTTGGACAATGCGGTAACGGGTTATGGTTTCTCTACCACTAGTGGTGAAGATTTCTATGTTCGGTTGACTCACAAAACTGGACAAAAACTCTTATGTAAAGTACATGTATAGAAAGGTTCAAATCACATGAACATTTTTGAAAAAGCTAGTCGTCTACGCCTTCGTTTCAACGTAGGTACTCTTTCAAACCTCACAGTCGAAGATTTGTGGGCATTGCCACTTGTTGGCAACAAGGATAACAACCTTGACGCTCTTGCCATCAAGTTGAACGCTGAATTGGAAAAAGAAAAGCCACAGTCATTCGTACGTGCAAACGTTCAGAAGACGGACAAAGAAACAGCCTTGTCTTTTGAAATTGTAAAACATATCATTGATGTACGTGTTGCTGAAGAAGAAGCTCAACGTAACGCTATGGTCAAACAAGCTCAACGTAGCCAATTAGAACAACTCAAAGCGCAAAAACAACTGCAAGAGTTGCAAAACTTGTCACTTGAAGAAATTGACCAACGTCTGAAAGACTTGGAAGACTAATATGTCAACAGATTTACGTTTTAATATTGGAGCACTCACAAATCTGACTGAGTCAGATTTGTGGTTTGTTCCTCTTACGGGTAACAACGGTGACAATTTGATGAACTTACGTAATTCACTTGCTTTACATGAACAGTCAAATGAATCATTGAAAATTGTTGACCATATTATTCAAACAAAAACTTTATGTCTTAAACGACCACGAAAAGGTGAAAATGTTTAAATTCAAAGAGATACTTAAACCTCACATTTTTCTCTTTGGTACAGGCGGTACAGGGGGATTCGTGTTAGAATTTCTCACACGCCTGTTCGCAGGAAAAGATGTACAAATCGATATCTACGATGGTGACACTGTAGAACTCAAAAACCTCAAACGTCAAGCCTTTACTAAGGACGACCTTGACATTTCCAAAGTTGAAGCTCTAACTAATCGACTTAGTTCGATAGTTCCGTCAGCTCCAAACATTATCCCCCATCATGAATACATTACAAATGTTGATGAATTGGTAGCTGATTTACTTATCAACCTTGATGAAGATGAAACACCAATTATCATTTCAGCATTAGACAATGTTGCAACCCGTCGACTCATCAATCAAGCTGTAACGGAATTGAGTGGAGCTCAAGACATCATTGCTATTGACTCAGGCAACAGTGACCAAGGTGGTCAAGTTGTCCTGTTCTCAAACTACGATGTTGAATTTAAAGACATTATGGGTGACATTTCTCATGTTACATTACCTAACATGTTACAATTGTTCCCAGACATTAATGTCATTAAAGACATTCATGATGAAAATCCGGGTCTAGTACAGAATTGTGCAGACAATGCTGAAAGTAAACCACAAGCAATGATGGCAAATGTCAGAAATGCTGACATCATTTCATCAATTGTCTATAAATTATCACAAAACGAGTCATTTACAGCTAATTTGTGGGTAAGTGATTTATTGACAGGTAATACAACATCATGGAGAAGAAATGGATAAAGACGCTTTAAGAGCTCTTATCGCGTCTAAACCAGTTGTTTATAAAGAGAATCCTTTATATTCTTATGATGAGGTCAATGATAAAATTCTTGGTGTAGACATTCGTCACCAATTTGAATTATTTGATGTCATTAAAGAATACTTCAAACAAGTATATGACGCCTTTATGTCAGAGGCTCAGGTGCTTGTTGTGACCAAAGACGATTCTCAAAAACTTCCACATATTCCACGATTGCCAACAGACTTGTATTTAGATATTTTAGTCTTACCTCAAGTGAATTCTTGGGGGAACACATCCGTATCTGAAACTCAGTGGCAAAATGATATTGTGGGTCAAGATATTGTTCCACTTATGCGAGTTCACTCACATCACACCCTCAATGCTTATCAGTCATCAACTGATTATAACAGTTTGAATTCTGGTTCATTAGAGGTTGTTTTAGGTGATATTTATAGTGACAATTATCAAATCGCTTACTGGTTAGACGAACGGGGCAAAGACACCAAATGCAATGTTTGGAAGACTTTTCGTTTGGTTGACACAAGTGAAAAAATTCCGTCAGGCTGCAACAATTAGTCCAAAGGATTTCTAAATAATTGTCAAAGCAAAGACATAAAAACTCGGCGTGCAATTTAGACACGAACGTAAGGAGTACGCTAACCATTGAAATCAAGGTTGTATTCTAAGAAACAACAGTAATGTGCTTTACTCAGAAAAGCAATGCTAAGTAAACCGTCAGTCGTATTAGGTAACTTTTGAGAAACCACTGTTACTTAGGTTTCAATCAGTCAAACAAAATTCATTAGAAGATGTCTGTTTGATATGATTCTAAAGGTCAGGCTGCAATTTTCACTTGCAAAATTCAACAACTTATGGTATAATAAAAGAAGAGACATCTTCTAATTAAAACAATAGAGGTAAAAACATGAAACGATTCAATTTCAATAATGAACAAGACACAACTCCAATTGCAGTAGATGAAGTAACAAAAGCTGTTACTTTTAACGGTGTAGAATTTGCATCTGTACAAGAATTTGCCGAATTCTATGCATTAGCACGTGATGTAAAACCAGAAAACCTTAAGAACTGGGTCTTGGTTGAAAACGGTGATACTTATTCATTTGTCCTTCGTGCAGCAACAGCCGGTCATGACGCATCTGAAATTGCAATTGCTTTGCGTGCAGCGGGGTTTACTCCTGACGAAATCGCACAAGCTTTAGCTGGTAATCATGTAGCCGATGAACCACAAGACGAGTTTACTCGTGAGCTTGAACGTTATGATGTGGAATTTCTCAAGTATGGTGCAGGTGTTGAAACACTTGAACAACTGCGTGAATTGGCAGAAGAATTGGTTGAAGAAGAACACTATGACGAAGATGAAGACGAACATTACGAATACGATTATTCTGACGCACTTGCAAGCTTTGAAAGCCAAGCTCGTTTGAAACTGGCTACAGAATTCCCAGAAATTCCAGCAGACTTTGCTTTTGCTTACAAACAAGGTACATTGGCTGACAAATATGAGTCAAATCCTGAAGCTGCTAACAAGATTTTGACTGTAGCTCATCTTGCAGGACGTGACGATGTGCAAGTTTATTTTGTAAGCGAAAATGGCGCTGAACGTCGTCGTGTTTCAAATCTCCAAGCCTATACACATGTATATGTTGTTGGCAACAAGGTAATTGTTGTCTTGTAATATTTAAGAGGAAGTTGTTTAACAGCTTTCTCTTTTCTTTTTACCACTTTGTATACACAAAGTGGCATATGGGGAGTATCCCCAAAACCCCATTTCCTTAATGAAACCTTTTGAAGTGTTTCGTTCAATATGGTCACAGCAAAGACGTTAAAACTCGGCGTACAATTTGGATATGAACGTAAGGAGCACGCTAACCATTGAAACATCAAGGTTGTGTTCTAAGGGGCCAACAGTAATGTGCTTTACTCAGAGAAGCAATGTATGTAAATCGTAAATCGTATTAGTAACTTCTGAGAAACCACTGTTATTTAGGGCTTCAATCAGTCAACTGAATGTTTGATATGGTTCCAAAAGTTTGAAAGTTGTAAAAAAATTTTAAAATTTTTTCAAAAAAGACTTGACAAAGTGAAAATCTTATGATATAATAAATTTATCGTCAAAAGTGTTTGACAAAAGCGAAAATGTATGATATAATAAAAACAGAGTTCAAGTACCTCTGAATATATTGTCAGAGCAAAGACGTTAAAACTCGGCGTGCAATTTAGACACGAACGTAAGGGGTGCGTTAACCGTTGAAATGTCAAGGTTGTATCCTAAGGGGCCAACAGTAATGTGCTTTACTCAGAGAAGCAATGCTAAGTAAAACGTGAACCGTATTAGGTAACTTTTGAGAAACCACTGTTATTTAGGGCCTCAATCAGTCAAATAAACATCAAAACAAGGTTTTGGAAACAGTCTGTTTGGCGAGATTCTAAAGGTCGGGTTTGGAGGTTCGAAGCCTCTATGAACTTTAGACCCCGTCTGTTGACGGAGTTCTAAAGGTTTTTGGAGAATTACTCAAGTGGTGAAGAGGACTGTTTGCTACACAGTTAGGTCGCTATGGCGGCGCAAGAGTTCAAATCTCTTATTCTCATTTTATCACAAATTTTTAATTTGGACACTTAGCTCAGTTGGAAGAGTACTAGTCTTACAAACTAGATGTCAGTGGTTCAAGCCCACTAGTGTCCATATATGCGTACATAGTTTAAAGGTAGAACCTCAGTCTTCCAAACTGATGGTGCGGGTTCGATTCCCGCTGTTCGCTTATTATCAAGATTAGCTCAGTTGGTAGAGCACCGGACTGTTAATCCGGCTGTCACAGGTTCGAACCCTGTATCTTGAGTTTTTGCGTCATTGGTGAAACAGGCAAACACGTCAGGCTTAGACCCTGATGCTCGAAAGAGCTTGTAGGTTCGACTCCTACATGATGCATTCATGCTCGGTTGGTGGAATAGGCAGACACATGGGACTTAAAATCCCAGGGCCACATGGCCGTGCGGGTTCAAGTCCCGCACTGAGTATACAGCTCATAGCTGTAAACATAAAAATGCAACATGGAACGACCAGAAATGGTCTGACTGTGTAGAGGTGTGCAGTACGCCACGTGTCATGTCAGTTTTATACGGATATGCACAAAACTATTTTTAAATAGAACTGTGCGGGCGAAATGACTGTTTCAGGGCTGACGAACACAGACGTCAACCTGTTTCTAATTTATCGAAAGCACGTAATTGTCTTACTGTGAGGACGAAGTGCGAAAAAAAAGAGTCTGGTCAACTCATTTGACAAGAATTCGTTTTACTTGTCATTAGGTCTTGTAGTGTAGCGGTTATCACGTCGCCCTGTCACGGCGAAGATCGCGGGTTCGATTCCCGTCAAGACCGTTTTGTCAAAGCAAAGACGTAAAAAACTCGGCGTACAATTTGGATATGAACGTAAGGAGCACGTTAACCATTGAAATGTCAAGGTTGTGTTCTAAGGAGCCAACAGTAATGTGCTTTACTCAGAAAAGCAATGCTAAGTAAAACGTAAATCGTATTAGGTAACTTTTGAGAAACCACTGTTATTTAGGGCTTCAATCAGTCACCTTTGATATGATTCCAAAAGTATACAGATGTATCAGACATAATTGAGCATCTCCCTTTAGGCTGTTTTAATGAGTAGGTAGTGAAGTGGCTAAACACAGCAGGCTGCAACCCTGCTCCGCAAGGTTCGTGGGTTCGAATCCCACCCTGCTCTTATTGTCACAGCAAAGACGTTAAAACTCGGCGTACAATTTGGATACGAGCGTAAGGAGCACGCTAACCATTGAAATGTCAAGGTTGTGTTCTAAGGGGCCAACAGTAATGTGCTTTACTCATAAAAGCAATGTTAAGTAAAACGTAAATCGTATTAAGTAACTTCTGAGAAACCACTGTTATTTAGGGCTTCAATCAGTCAAATGACTATTTGACATGGTTCCAAAAGTTGAAGTCTGTATCGTTTGTTCAAAACGAAACAATCAAGCTGATGGAGTATAGCCAAGCGGTAAGGCAAGGGACTTTGACTCTCTCATCGTTGGTTCGAATCCAGCTACTCCAGTTGTCACAAGGTTATGTATGGACGCATCGTAGCGGACGTGACAAGATTTTTGCCAAAACACAATATTTATTGTGGACATAAAAATAATGTTTTGGATAAACGCTTATTTTAGCGTTTGTGCAAACGACTGTCCAACGTTTGTACGGAAGTATCGCATTTGCGGTATTTCCACATTTTGGTGCACTTGGTGAAAAGGTTAACACATCAGACTGTGAATCTGACAGTGCAAGTTCGAGTCTTGTAGTGCACCTTCGGAGATGAACTGCTCTCATGCGGGAATTCTCCTCTTTAAAATAGACTCTTCGTATATTGGTATTATAGCGGTCTCCAAAACCGTTGAAACGGGTTCGATTCCTGTAGGGTCTGTTGTCATAGCAAAGACATTAAAACTCGGCGTACAATTTGGATACGAACGTAAGGGGTGCGCTAACCATTGAATTGTCAAGGTTGTATCCTAAGGAGCCAACAGTAATGTGCTTTACTCAGAAAAGCAATGCTAAGTAAACCGTAAATCGTATTAGGTAACTTCTGAGAAACCACTGTTATTTAGGGCTTCAATCAGTCAAATAGATTTTCAAAACGAGGTTTTGGAAGCAGTCAGTTTGACATGGTTCCAAAGGTGGCACGAAGTGAAGGATACCCAAATTGTCGTTTTGGAAGCAGTCTATTTGACATGGTTCCAAAAGAAGGTGATTACAAATCAGATGTGCTTATGAGTTAACACTCATACCCGCCGGTTTAGCTCAGTTGGTAGAGCAACACACTTGTAATGCGTAGGTCATAGGTTCAAGTCCTATAATCGGCATCGCGATTCGTCGCGAACATAGTTCGATAGCGCAATTGGTTAGAGCACACGCTTGATAAGCGTGAGGTTGTAGGTTCAAGTCCTGCTCGAACTATTTTTGGTCTGTTGGTCAAGTGGTTAAGACACAGCCCTTTCAAGGCTGTATCACGGGTTCGATTCCCGTACAGACTATTGTGAGAACTTCTCACATCATGATGATAAATATCTCCTAAAAATATACTGTTTTAGCCGAAACTTTAAGCTAAAAGAGTCCCTGTACATTTATCAAGTGATGGTTCTATATGTTAGATGTGAGAAGTTCGCACATGTGTTTTTCTTTATAGATGTGAGATTTTCTCACATGATAATATTTATGCGGGGTGGTAGCAGTGGTAGCTCGTTGGGCTCATAACCCAAAGGTCGCAGGTTCGAATCCTGTCCCCGCAATAGGAAACATGTTGATGGCTGTGTTCATCATGTACAAACCGGCACGCCCCAAAAGGGTTGTGAGCATGCTTATGCTTGTAGATTTCTACAGGACTTGGGTTAGGTTTGGTTTTCTATCATAAATAACCATACAAAGGTAGACGTAATCGTGGGGTATAAGCTCTCGTTGAGTCTGACCTGTACTTGCGAATACATGTTTAGACTGCTACTGAACATATTATTCAATAGTGCCGATAAAGGGTCAGACGAATGCGCCAACACGGGTGTATCACGAGGGAATTGAATACTTTTGCGTTGATGTTCTGGTGACAGAACTATAACACGAGATAAGTCGTAGGTTTGCTGCATCGCAATATATTGATGTTTTGCAGTCCACTTCGTTGCTGAGTGTTAGTCTCAGCCTGTACGGATAATATTAAGAAGTCGCGAGCTTAATATTGTACAGTTGCATAATAATTGTTGAATACATAAGTTACAGGTGGAGTCCTGTTTTATGGCGGAATAGTGAGTCGAGCTAACGCACTAGCGCTGGAGTCTTCAAAAGAGGCTTTGACACATGATGATGTGAAACAGTGTTAGGTACTTATGTATGTAGGCAATAATGTACATCCGATGCTCTAGGCGGGGAACAAAATGCGTTTAAGCGTATGGGAGTCCTCACGGTGCTGAAACAAGGTTGATGGCTGGAAACAGTCTATAAGAGTTTGCGGATACGTAGCGAAGTGAAATCCTTGAAGATTAAATTAATGCTGTATGATATTACAGACAATTTCCAAGACACGGTGAACCTTGTTGGATATCGATTCCAACCCAAAACGTTTTTTAAGCTATTTTAAACGTTTGGTGACTGAAGTATGTTATGACAGAAATGTCGGTAAAAACTAAATCCGGCCCTAAAATTTTGTCTGAATATTAGCGAAGCACTCATTTAGTTTCTCAGACTACGGCTTAATGACCGTCAGCTGGAAACAAGCCGTTAATATTCCGACCATGTCTGATTTGTATAATGATTTCCTTTCAAACTTGAAATCCTTTCAAAAATTCAATCATTTATGTAAATCAGCAGGGTACGATAGCTCAGTTGGTAGAGCAATAGCTTGAAGCGCTATGTGTCGCAGGTTCGACTCCTGCTCGCACCATTTGAAGATGGTTATAACCGTCGCTAAAGTTGTCACAGCAAAGACATTAAAACTCGGCGTACAATTTGGATACGAACGTAAGGAGCACGCTAACCATTGAAATGTCAAGGTTGTGTTCTAAGAAACAACAGTAGTGTGCTTTACTCAGAAAAGCAATGCTAAGTAAATCGCTAGTCGTATTAGGTAACTTTTGAGAAACCACTGTTACTTAGGTTTCAATCAGTCAAACAAAAACTCAAAAGCTGTTGCTAAAAACGAGGTTTTGGGAGCAGTCAGTTTGACATGGTTCCAAAAGACGCGTATACATCGCAACCACGTTCAATACGTTTTGGGAGCAGTCAGTTTGACGTGGTTCTAAAAGTCTTTTTTATTTGTCATTCAACGTCATAAGACGTCGAATTTGACTCGGTAGCTCAGTTGGTAGAGCAACGGACTTTTAATTCGTGGGTCGCAGGTTCGAACCCTGCCCGAGTCATTGTGAATATCGAAAATGATATTCTTTTTTTATTGTCACAGTAAAGACGTTAAAACTCGGCGTGCAATTTAGACACGAACGTAAGGAGTACGCTAACCATTGAATTGTCAAGGTTGTATTCTAAGAAACAACAGTAATGTGCTTTACTCAGAAAAGCAATGCTAAG